AGAATTAACTTTTTCATCTGTGTTGTTTTTAATAATAGTTATGTTTTTTGTAACGTTGTTAATCTCTTTATCTACACTAACAATGTGATTATCAACTTTTTCAATTTGATCGTCTATTTTATCGTTTGCAATGTAAACAGAATCAATATCCTTTTGTATGGACTCAATTTTAGAATTATACCCCGCAACATCAGTTTTTATACCTTGATTTTGAAATATGGTATAAGCAGCTAAACAAGCAATCAAAACTAATAGGATGTTTGTTTTATTAATCTTCATATTATACGTTTTATTATAAATATGAAGAAAGGGGGTTTTATCCCCCTTTAACTTTATTTCTTCTTTTTACCCACGATTTCGTCGATGATACCATAGGATAGTGCGTCTTCAGCATTTAACCACAAATCACGAGTCGCATCGTTTTTAACTTGTTCAGCTGGTTTTCCACAATACCCACCCAATAATTCAAATAGGATATTATTAACTTTTCTCCACTCAACCATACTGATTTCAGCGTCTTGGATGTTTCCAACCGCTCCACCTGAAGATTGGTGTAACATTGTTTGGGAGAACCTCAACGAACCTCTTTTACCTTTGGTACCTGCACCTAATAGGACTGAACCCATTGAAGCTGCCATACCTGTATTGATGGTTCTAATGTCTGATTTGATATAATCCATTACATCTACCATAGAAAGACCTGACTTAACTGATCCACCAGGACTGTCGATGTGCATTGTAATATCGTTACTGTCGATACTGTCTAAGAACATTAACTGAGCCTGAACAATGGTGGACATATGATCGTCTACACCACCCGCAACCCAAATGATACGTTCCATCATCAAACGTGAGAACACGTCCATAACGGTCACATTTAAGCTTCGTTCCTCTAAGATGTAAGGAGTTAAACTGTTTTCTACTTTTTGATTGTAATAGTCCAATTTCAACGAACTAATACCCTTGTCTTTTGCATAAAGACCAAACTGTTGGTAATCTTTTGGTGTCATAAATTTAGTTTATAGGACAAATATAATTAAGATATTCGAAACTAAGAAATTTTTGTTGTAATAAAATCCACAGACGAAACATTCTCCTCTTTTTTAATCATAATGATGTTATCCGACCAATTACGTATTAAAGAATTATGTGATATAACAAGTATATGGTCAAAATAATTTTTAATCTTTTTAAAGAACTCACCTACCATTTCAAGGTTCTCATCTGCAATCTTACCGAACACTTCGTCCATTACAACTATATTGGGCTTGGGTAAAGATGATATCTTAGTTAATACACTACGAAGTGCTAATGAGGATATGGTTCTTTCATAACCAGATCCCGCATTAAGAGGTTTAACAATTCGTGTCTCTGTATCTATCATAATAAATTCAACCTCGTTCTTATCGTTTATATTCATCTCTAAAATGAAATGACAACTATCCACCAACAAACGATATAATTCTTGATTGATTAATGGAATCATATTTTTAAGAATAATTTTGGATATACCATTCTTACCATATACCGTTAAGTATATTTTAAACACGGCAGATAATTCTTCCTCAGCTGTAATCTTTTTAATTAATTCTTCATTAATACCAATCTTCTCATTCATGTTAGTAATGTTATTGGTATGTTTTTCTATATTCGTATTCGTTTGTCTAATGTCTCCGTTAGCGGTTTCTATTTTAGTTTTAAGTGCAATAACTTCAGCATCAATCTTTTGGTTCTCTTCAAGTTTCTTTTTATTACTTTCGTAATTGTCTAATCTTTTTTGTTTACTATCAATTTCCAATTGTTTTTGTTCTACTTCTAATTCATATCTTTCTTTACGAAGTTTATTTCTTTCGTAATTTTCAAATTCAGTTTTTAATTTATCAAACCCTTCAGATTGTTCCTTTAATAAATCAAACTGTATTTGATTTAATTCCATTTCTTTAATGATGTCTTCAATTTCTTTTTTAATCTTTTCAATTTCATCCGTATGATCTACTTCATCTAACGCACGATTACAAGTAGGACAAACTGTTCCTTCTTCAAATTGTTTAATTAGTTTTTCTCTTTGGGTCTTTTCATGTTTGGATACAACATCAATTCCTTGTAGGTTTGCCATTTCACCTCTTAACTCTTTGTGTTGGTCTTCATCGTAGAATTGTGATGGTTCGATTACATTAACTCCATTGGCGTTTGTTTGACTTACATTTTTTTGAGTTAATAAAAAAGTAACTTCTCTTTGTAATAAAACTGGATTGGTATTGATAAGTTCCTTATCTACGTCGTTGTTTCTTTTTAAAAATACTTCGTCTCTTTTCTTTTCTAACTTTGTTAATTCTTTTTCAAATTTACCTAACTCTTTTGTTAATTTAACAATCTCACTTTCAGAGTTAGTTATACTTTCTTTGTATGTTTCATTATCGGATTCTAAACTAACTTTGTTATATGTGTTAGATACTAATTTCTTAGACCAATCATTATACATCTCTTTAGCAATTTCTTCTTTTGCTTTAAGACTTTCTAATCCCATGAACTTTGTTAATATCTGTCCACGAGCTGTTGGTTTAGACTCAATAAGTTCTTCTAAGTTATAACCAGTTGTTAATATAGTTGATAAGAAGTCTTCTTGTGTTCCAATTGCAGACGATATAAATGCTTCCGTCTCTCTTCTTTGTTCGCCGGATAAATTTACAATAGATCCGTCTTCAGCTTTCTTAAAAAATTCTAAGTCATTCTTAACCGTGTATTCACCTGACTTACTCATCTTACGAGATGTCTTTCTCTCAATTACATAATCATCTCCATCAATTGTAATCTCACCACGAACACTCACATCATTCTTATCGGTAAATCTATTAAAGATTTCTCCGTTAGTTTTAGTTTTAGTTGTTGTGTTGAAGAATAGAAACATCAATAGATCTACAGATGATGTAGACTTACCACCGAAATTCTTTGGTGTGGATTCGATTACCGTAATACCGTCCAACCCAGTAAAATCAATAACGTTATTATCTCCGAATGATAGAAAATTAGAAAACTCCACTTTCCTAATATACCATTTATTATATCTAACTTTGTTTTCATTTAATTTGTCTATTTGGGAATTTACTTTATTATCTAATCTTTCCATTAACTCCTCCTTAATGATTATTTCATTGTCGGAAAGAAAATCCTTCATCAATTTCTTTTGGTATTGATGATCTAAGATGTTATCAGATGCTTCTAAAGACTCTAAACGTGTTTGATTAACATTAGTTAAAGTCTTAGTAATTACCTGAACGGTCTTCGCATTATACTTTTTCTCAAAATAAGATTTCACCCTTCTGATTTTCTCAGGAGTGAAATTCTCAGGTACATCTTCCCAAGTTACTTTTATAAAAGGATTACTCATTAGTTTTTATTTCATCAATGAAACCATTATTAATTAATACACCTTGTATTAAATCTGATCTTAAATTAAACGCTCCGTTTGTTGATTTAAAAGATACTTTAGACCAATCGGTATTAGTAAGTAAATTAAAAATATTTTCTTTATCTTTTAATATGACAATACCATATCCGGTTTTTTTAGGTAATGATAAAAAATTATCATGTATCCTCATATTATCCTGACCAAAACAAGTCAATGGAAGATATATGTCACATTTATCTAACATATTTTTATTTCTCGTCGTTGCAATCGTTCCTCCATTAGACAACGAATATAATTTTATATAATCATTACATGTTCTATTATCCTTTCCAATTTTAAAATTTTTAGACCATATTTGAAATATGACATTAACCTTAACTTCTTTTCCATCAGGAAAATAAAAATGAGGATTAATGTTTGAACTGTATATTAAATTCAACCCTTCTACTCTTGATTTAGTCGATCCTTTACCGTCACTATCAAATAGTTGTGGCAATATAAAACCAACAAAATCTGCGTAGTTTGAATGATTTAAAAATCTTAAAGCCAAATTTGATCTTAAACCAAAAGGTGGATTACCTAAAACCAAATATTTCTTATCCGTATCGGGTGACCATTTCAAATAATCTTTAATAACAATATTTTCTAAATTACTTTCAATGTCAATACCAATTCTTCTATCTTCAGGAAATAAATTATAAAAACTACCGTCCCCAACGGATGGTTCTACATATGTGTATTCTAATTCATCTACATCATGTTCTTTTAAAACCGTTTGGAAAAGATCAAAACATAATTTGGCAGTTTCTTTTGATGTAAAGAATTGATCTTTTTCTTTTGGAGTTAATGTTGATAGATCAACAGGTATACCCAACATTTCCGATAAATCAAATTTATAATAATTGGGTACATTATCAAGATCAATCCATCTTTTTATTGTACCGTTATTAACATTGATATATTTTGATATATGTTTTATACCCTCAATCCCTAAACTAATTTTTTCTTTTTTTGTTTGTTCTTTAGTAAAAGTAATGTTAGAGTATTTTTCAATACATTTAAATAAAATATCTAAATTATCCATTAATAATTAAATGTTTTTCTAAAAATCTTTTTATTTGTTCATCTGTAGAATTATATATTTCTATTGTGTTTCCAAATCGAACTCCTTTATATAATGAACTAAGACTTAATGTTAATTTACCAACATCAGTTCTTTTTCTTATACATAATTTAACATTAAAAACTTCGTGTGTTTCAATTGGATATAATTCTGAAGGATTAATAGATGTCATAAATATTTCATTTGGGGTGATAGACATTAATATATACTTATCACATACGTTTTCTTTAAACGTCTCATATTGAAATGTATTATTGTTTGTTCCAACTGTTGCAGTTTTAATTTCAGTCCTAACCGTTGTATTAGATTGTAATGGGTATATTTTCATATCGTAAATACCATCACCTTTATTTGTGTTTCTATCTCCATCGTATTCAACAGTAAACGTTTTGGGGTAATTTTTAACGATTGATTCAACCATTAATTCCCCTACTTTTCCTACTGCATCTGAATTACCTAAACTTTTTATTTTTTCGTTTTTAGACCCTACCCATTTATTGCTGGTTTTAATTTTTTCAATTGATTCTAATAAAACATTACTACAACTATTATTTTTCGATGGTGTGTCTTGTTCAATTATTTTTATTTGTTTTTCAATTTTTTGATTGTAAATCATTATATCCTCATCAGTTATTGTAATATTTGCCATTTTATTTTTATTTTATTCTATTTTCTTCAAAAAACTCAATTATTGAATTTAGGCACCACACCGCTCCCGATGTAAAAACAGCATCAGCAAAAAGATTCCAAAATAAATTTGTTTGGAAATAGTGATTACATAAACCACCTAACGCAAGTGACATTACCCAACCTAAGTGAAAACCCAAACATAGGGGACATGTCATAAGTTTATAAAAGAAAGAAGATTTAGTTTTTACCCATTCTCTCAAGTCTTCAAAGATTGTCGACCAAGAAATTATACACATACATCCGTAAGCGGCAAGGACCCAAAATAACATTATCATAATCATTAAATTTTTTATTATTATAAATTAAAATAACCCCCATATTAATTAAAATACAGGGGTTATTCTATATTAAAAGTTTGTATCTAAAATGTACACACCATCAATTAGGTTGTACACTTCAACATCTTCTCTTTTAAATGATCTCCATTCTTCAGGTTCACCTGTGGTAATCCATTTGGTTTGGAAATTTGCAACATGACATTTAGCGGGATTTGCAAATGTTTCAGGTCTAATTAAAATAACCTGAGAAAAATCCACATTAGTTCTAATGTAAATATTTTTATCCCATCCTTGATTTTTTTCGGGATTCCAATATTTGGACTTCCTCCACCAAGGGATGTTTACGGTTTTAAAACCTAAACCGCTTTTGTTATTAAGACCCTTGTTTTCATCTGAGAAAAAATCACCAGTCCAATTTTTGGAATGTTCGATTTCTATTCCCCAAATAGGGTCTTCTTTGTACAATAAATCAATACCGTACTTATTTGGATTTGCAATCATTTCAAGTTCTAATGTTTCCATTGAGAATTTAATTATTGCATTTCTTGATGAGGAATCATCGAAACCTCCCGTGTTGTAGACTCTTGGTCTACCTGTAGCCATTGTTGACATAAGATTCATTTTTTTATATCATTTATTTATCATTTCTGATTATAATAAAGTATAAATAAATTATCTCGTAAAAAAAAGTAAGTTGCCGGAAATGTTTTATTCATCATACAGTGATCCTAAGTCACTATTTTTAAGGTATCTACCTTTACCTAAACCACTTAAAGATTTGGTTATTTTATCTAAATCAGATTTTAATTTTTCATTCTCCTTCATCAACTTTTCTATCTCTTCGTTGTTGGTTATCTCTTTAATAACTTCCACAATTTTTTCAACAGGAACCTCTTTAATGACTTCCTTTGTAACGGTCTTAGTCTTACCCTTCTTTTCAACTACAACCTCTTTAATGACCTCTATTGGTACCTCTATTCTTACTTCCTTAATTACCTCTTTAATAACTTCAATAGGTACCTCTACAATTTTTTCAACTTCAACAATCACTTCCTTTATTACCTCTTTTGTGACTTCGACTATTTCTTTAGTTCTATTACCATTTGGTGTCTCACCATACTTTAACAAAGAAAACCCTCTATTGAAGGTTTCTTGTGCTAACTTATCTACATTATCTATTTTATTTAATTCACAATATTGAATAAACTCATTATCCAAGATTAACGTGCTCTTCGGTTTCATTTTCTATGTCTTTGATATCGTTTATTCTAAAGTGTAGGAACGGTTGTGCATTTTCTAAATCGTGAAATTCATATTCATTAGATTCTACATCGTATACTCCATACCCATGATGTTTAACTGTCTCTCCAAAATTTTGTTGTATAAGACTACCAACCATTATTGCATGACCTCCATTTGGTAATGTGAACTGTTGTCTCTTGTGAATATCACCACATAACAATAAATCTAAATCAACAAAGTTTAATTGATCATACGCATCTTCAAACTCATAACCTAAGTCTGTCGATAACCCCATAATCGGTCCATGGAACAGTCCAACCGTTAATAAACCTTCTTGTTTTGTAAATTCAGGTCTTACGTTGTGTTGATATAATGAATAAACAACCCATTGAACGCTACCATCGGTATCAACATAATCACCACTATCTTTTAGGTATGTGATGTGTTGATTGTCTAATAATTGAACGACTGGTGTTATACTATCCATACGTTGTGTATTATTCTCCAAGAAGTCGTGATTACCTGGTATTATTACAACCTTACCAAAACGAGTTAACTCTTTTAAAAACCAACTCGTTAATAGTAATTGTTCATTTGAAATATTAATTTTTTGATGTGCGATATCACCCGCAACAACAATTCTAATTTCGTTATGTGATATATTTTCATCTGCCCATTCTAAAAATTTTACACTTAATTCATTTAATAATATTTCGAATTGTTCTCTATACAAATCATGCATTTGAATTGTACGAATATGTAAATCAGCAATATGAATTATCTTTTTGACCATCTTGAAATATATTTTGATAAATCCATTTGTAGGATTGCGTTGTTAATTTGATGTGGAACTTTATATTCAACAAATGTTGCGTCGTCTTTTAATAATACAACTACATTACCTAATAATTTAGTATCGTTATATTTTGTTCCTTCCAACATCTTACGCAACAATCGACCATATAATGGTAATTGTAAATAATAATGACCTAAAGCATTATCATGATAATTGTTAAATGGTGGATATAATCTACCCGTGTAATGATGAACTTCAAAGTTCTTTGGTTGGTTTGTTTTCCAATCTGTAATAACAAATCCAAATCCATCCTTCTCTTTGTTTTGCATCAACCATACTTTATCTGGTTGTCCTGTATATTGTTCTGTTGGGTCTCCTAATACGATTTCAGTATCTAACAACACGCCACCACGTTCTAACATTAAATCAAGAAATTGTTTTCCTGCAATAATCATGTTATCACTCTTACGTTGTTGTTCTTCATTAATTTCAAATATTGGTTGTCTAACTTCTTTGTAGTTATCGAAACGACCAATTAATTCAGATTCTAATTCAAAGTGAACACGACTACCCATATTAGTTGATAGGTCACCGGCTTGTTTCCATTCGGCAAGTAATTGTGCTTGACCTTCAGGATCTCCTTTAGACATCTTAAGTGCCATACCATCAGCATCAAATGGTTTATGAAATTTCTTTACAATTTTTGATACTGATGGAAAGTTCTTTTTAATTTCACCATCAACATCTTTCATATAGTAGATATGTTCTTCTTCTATAAATGTTAATTCTAATTCTTGTCTTCTTTTTTCTAATAAGTCATTTATCTCTAATGAGATGTCTTTTAAATTCATTCTAATCTATTTGTTTCATTTTATATTCACTTAAGTTCCCTTGTAAATCGGCAATATCTTTATCCCCTTCTAATTTAATACTCCACACTTTCCCCATTAGTTTTCCACAATTCAATCTATGGTATAATCTTTCTTGATCATTATACGCATCGGGATCTAGTACTATAACTATTTTTTTTGCATTATTGTAGAGTTTCATAAATAAATGTTCACTAATAAACTTTCCTAACATTGGAATTGCATTAGGAATAAAAATACTATCGAAAGCACCTTCCACAATGTATATTGGTTCGTCCCAATTAATTAAATGTTCATTGAAAATAATTGTTTCCTTTTGTGCTTCAGGATTCATGTATTTTCTTTTTGTCTTCTGTAAATAAGAACGAGCAATAAAATAGTTTAATCTTTTATTTTCATCATAAGATGGAATGATAATCCTACTTTCATATGGGCCACTATAACAAAATCCAATATTGTATATTTGCAACATCAAATCTGTTATGTGTCTATTCTTAATGTAGTTGTAAGCCTGCTTGTATTGTGGGGTCATCTTAAGTCCCATACTAGCATCTTTGAATGGAACAAATTCTTTTGGTAATTTTACAGGTTTATATGTTCTTGCGGCAATTTCCTCATCATCTTCAGGTTTTAATAAAAGATATTTCTTTAATTGTTTTGGATTACCAAACTTCTTAATTAACTTATAGATTGATCCGTGTGTACTATGTGTCTCAGCACATACCCAACATTTATAAACACCGTATTTGTAATTGATTTCAAGGTTTCCTTTACCGTCTCCTTTATCTAAACCTTTAATTTCGTGTGAACACACAGGGCAGTCAAAGGATACCTGATATCTATAATCATTATGATTCTTATAGTCACCAAATATATCTTCTAAAATATCAAATACGGCAGAATAGTCTACTTCTTGGGTGTTCATGATTATAATATAATAAAAAAGTATGATAAAAAAAAATGGGAGCCGGACACCACGCCGACTCCCTCCAACCAAACTTGTATTTCTACAAGTCCCGTCCTAATATAAATATATCTTTTACAGCTCGTAAAGTAAAACTTTAGTTGCCGAATATTTTAAGATGTTTGTTTGTTCATGTTAACATAACCAATAACGCAACATGCAGCATCAGCCATGTCATAATTTTCTTTTTTAAGATTACCCGTTTTACCGTATAACCAATTGATATCGGGACATACATTATTAACGTGTTCCCAAATAACGTGTTTCTTATCAATATCTCTTGGGTATCCACCAAATAAAACATTACGTCCTTTATCATTTGGACCAACCAAATCAGGGAATGCAAATTTTCTTGAGTTATACGTTGAAATGAATGTTGGTAATACTCCTAATACATCGTAACAGTTCTTAAGTATCAATGTGTTATAACGTAATAATGTTCCTATAGTATAAATGTTATTTGACTGCAACAATGGTTCTTCAATAATAACACGAAGAATTCCCATGTCTTTATAACTTTCCAAATGTTTTTTAAATGCGTCGGCCTTTTTAATTAATTCCTCAATCTTATCTTCTGGTTGTGGTTTAATTTTTGGTGAAAAATGTGTTAGTTCTAATAATTTAGAACCCGTCATATCAAATAAAGCAAATCCGATCGTCTTTGTGGAAATATCAAGACCGAGAATCTTTGGTTTGTTTTTGAAATTAATATCTATACTCATAGAGTAAAAATTAAATCAAAATAGTTGAATAGTAAAGTGTTAGAAGTCTAATTTTATTGCAAAAACCTGTGTTCCTGTTCTTTTAATTGGTGTAGATGTTTTAGCAATCACTAACGGTTCTTTTAATGAATCTAATAATGCGACTTCGGTAATATATTTATCGGTTGTAATTTCAGTTTGTGTTGTTCCCGTAAACCTTGTTGGGTTTTGTGATGTTAAGAATTGCGTAGATGGTAAGTTTATTAACATATTCATTTCTTCAATATCGGTTGCCCTAACTAATCTAACACTACCAGGGAATGGTTGTTCGTCACCAAATTGTGGTTGTGTTGTTGATCCTGTTGTGTTCCACAAATAATCAGTTGTTACACCTGACATATGGTCTTCTAAATCAAATGACGTTCCACCAGTGTAATCACTTTTTGTAATTGTAAACGTATAGTTAACCAAATTTATTGGGTCAATATATCCACTAGTATATCCTGATATCTTTGATGTTATATCAATTTTTATCCATCCGTTTGGTGTTGGTGTTGTCCCTGTTTGTACTAATGCATAAAATTTGTCAGCAATAAAACCATCTTTAATACCGCTTGGGGTAGTGTACATATTTGGAAATGCTCCTGTATTAAATTTAAATGTTAATTGTGAAGGGGTTCCGTTCCCTGTTATTTTATTAAAATAATTGCATGGTAATGCATTTAATGTAGATCCACTAGTACTTGTATCTCCAAACATATATGTAAACCAAACAGTATCTCCTGTGGTTGGTAGTAAGGAATTAATCGCTGTTCCGTCACTTGGTACCGATCCCAATTTAGGTGACGGTAACGTATACCGTCTATTAGATCTATAATCTAACATTGCAACCAACTCTTGATCGTCGAATACAACTATTTTGTTATTAATAAAAACTTTACCTACTTTATTAGTTTGTTCATCTAACAAATATCTAAATTTTAATTCAAATCTAGAACCTGTTGTTCCTGAAAATGGTTTAATGTAATAATCAACAGTATCCATTGTAAATTTTGCACCAAACGTATCGGTTGTATTTCTATGATAATGAATAAATGGGATATAAATTTCAAAATATTCTGTATCGCTAATTTCATCTCCGTCTTCATTTGTTACTATACTAATATCACAAGCATTTACACCCGATGGTGTACAATGACTAATATAATCATCATATTTAAAAAATCTTTCAGGATCATTTGTAACATCTCCAAGTTCAGAATAATGTATAATTGCAATACACCTTTGTTCTGACGGTAAAACTTCAACTAATTCATCGAATGAATTTTTAAATGTAGTTCCTGTTATAGTTGTTCCTACAAAATTTGTAAATGTTTGTCCTGATTTTGTATATCCTAATAATTGTTTTGTTGAAACATATTGATTACTATTATAACCACTTAAACTTTCATCTAAATCATTTGTTGGGTAATCTGCCCCGATTGGTTTGTCCGACCATACTGTATTTAATCTCCATGAATTAAGTTGTTGTGTATAATCAATTGGGTTAAATATGTCAGTTGTTGGTGATTCGTCGAAATATTCATTTAATACTACTTGTACATTACCTGTTAGTCCTGTTAAATTAGGGAGTTTACGATCTAGTGTTAATGTATTATCTGTTTTTGATACTACCTTATAGATCATACTATTTGTTTGTCCCGTAATTGTTGTACTTGAAAAACCATCTAAAACTACTGTTATAAAATCATTTGGTTTAAAATTCGTACCATCCACCACAACGAGACTTGTTGTTCCACTTAGTTTACTATATGTTAATGGTTGTGGTGTTGTTTTTACTGTTGGTGCGGTTGAATACATAGATACAAATCCAGCACTACCCATTTCATTTCTTAAAGTTGTAGTTGAACTATTACTAATTGGTGTTCCGTATGTTGTTGAAGTTAAGACATCGCTACCTAAAGAATATGGATATTTTACCCCTGATTCGTTATCAAATGGGGAAAATACTTTTTGTTGTCCTGTTGTTCCTGTTAAACCACTAAAAATTGTATTATAATCATATTCAGAATCTCCAATTTGAAAGAATTCAATATTGAAACTACCTTTGGCAATTGCCTTTCTACCCTCATTTGTTATTCGGGCTGTTAAATATTCTGCGTGATTACTGTTTAAAAAACTCATATGTTATAAATATCTTTATTTTATTTTAATCACAAGGACAAGTTACGTTTGTAAATGATGAGAAGTATATTGCTGATGGATAGTTTGTTGCCATATAAGCACTATCTTTATTCGTGTCTATTCTTGAACAACATTCACTATTTATCGTCACAAAACTTAAATTACCCGCACTATAATCTACATAATATATTGCTGTTAAATCACATCTCTCATACACATCATATGTTTGCGGTGTAGGAGTTGGTGGTAAAGGGGTTGAAGTTGGTGGTGCTCCTGAACAAGCTGTACAAGCTGTTTGTGCTGTTCCTGTTTGTGCCGAACCATCTCTCATAAATTCTCTTTCATCAGTACCATCAGAAACCCAAAATGTAGTGTTATTAGTCATATCACCATACACGCTACCATACATTGTGGAAGATAAACCTTTTACTTTTGTTAAATTACATAAAGACGTACCTACAACCGTAATATTAACATTACTATATTCACCACCAGTACATGCTGTTGGTCCGTTAACTAAACTAACATAACCACTAAACGTAGTTTCAAATGGAGTTGGTTGTGGTGTTGCAGTTGCCGGTAAAGGAGTTGGTGTTGTAGGACAACTACAAGGCGTTGATCCATAAGATATATCCGTAATACTTGCACCAACTGCGAATAATGAACCATTTTGAATACAATCATTTATTACTTGTGGTCCAATACCAAATGTTAAATCAATTGTCTCACCGCAACAATCAATATATCTAATATCACCTCCCGTATCAACCTCAAATTGTACAGATGTTACACAATTAGGTGTTGGGGTTGGGGTTACAGTTGCCGGTAATGGGGTTACAGTTGCCGGTAATGGTGTTACAGTTGCTGGTAATGGGGTTACTGTTGCCGGTAATGGGGTTACAGTTGCTGGTAATGGGGTTACTGTTGGTGTATTTGTGGGAGTTGCCGTTGGTACAACTGTTGGTGTGGGAGTTGGTGTGGGAGTTGGTGTGGGAGTTGGTGTAGTCGGCATTCTTATAGTTAAATTATTATAATCAACACATTCCACACATATAACAGAGTCATCATCTTTTCCATTAAAATTTGATGGTATCACTCTAATTGTTTTTATTCCCTCGGGAACAACTACATATGTACCATTTAAACTTGATCTTGGAATATTGGAATATCCAACTAAAGGAAAATATTTTGACGAGTCAGATCCTGAAAGGGATCCTGTACATAAGGATCCAGAATTGTTGGTACAATCCTCTAAACTTCCCGTACAGGCATACAAATCAACATTTAATATTGATACTCCTAAAGTAAATCCTGTTAATCGTATTGTATATGACATATTTCTATAAATAGTATTATATAGAATTTAAACAAAAAACCCCTTAAAATAAAGGGGTTTTAATATTGTTTTGTTTTTAAATTTTATGTTGAGCAAACATTAATGTCCGTTACAAATCCACTTGCTGAAATTTGTCCTGTATATGTTGCAAATCCACTGTCGGTTCTATAATAAGCGTGATATTCATCCTCTCCACCATAACCACTTGTTAAACCAGCATCAGTAAAGAATTGTTCTACATTGGCTGCATTATTTGTTGCGGCAAATACTTCAGTTAAGAGACTTTGAGGTTCTCCACCACCACCAGTAATAGCAGCACAAGCCTGTCCAATATTCGATTGTGTAACTGATGGTCCTAATTGATATGAATATGATGTTACTACAGGTGTTGGACTCGGAGTAGGTGTTGGGGTTGCTGCTGCCGGTGTCGCCAGCCACGGGGTTGTAGTTGTACAAGTACCTGTACTTGCAATTGTTCCCCCTGTTATAGCATCATTAATACCGGTAATTGTATGACCTGCTGTTAATTGGGCTTTTGTAATACCAGAGGCTAATTCTGATACAACGTTAGCATTTGTTGTTCCTGAAATATTAAACGGACCCGCTGCAGTTCCTGAGGATTCCGATTTTAATGTAAATGTTACTGTCATATTATTTGTTTCTTTTTATAAATATCTGTTTATTTTGTTTTATTAAGGTTGTTCAGCACAAACACTTTTGTCCGATACCTGACCAGTATATGAAATTCTTCCTGAATATGGTGATCCTCCACTATTTAAAGCGAATGAGTGATATTCATTTTCACCGGTATATACGTTTACTAAATTAGGATCTGTAAAGAATTGTTCTACATTAAATGGTTGATCTGCCGCCGCATATGCTAGAATATAGAAATCCTGACCGTAATTTTGACAAGCCAAACTCGATGATGTATAAGATGGTCCTAATTGATAAGCATACGATGTTGCAGGTACAGGTGTGTCTGTAGGTACCGGTGTTGCCGTTGGTGGGAATGGTGTTGGTGTTGGTGATTCTGTTGGTACGTTTGTTGGTACTGCTGTTGGTACGTTTGTTGGTACTGCTGTTGGTATTGCTGTTGGTACGTTTGTTGGTACGTTTGTTGGTACGTTTGTTGGTACGTTAGTTGGTACTGCTGTTGGTACGTTAGTTGGTACTGGTGTTGGTGTTGGTCCACAATATGTACAATCACTTGATATGTTACAAGTATTACCACATTCAACATCAGTTAATAAACCTGAATTAATAATTGGAGCTGTTCCACCTTGTAGACAATGCTGTCTACTTGTACCAGGTAATAAATTAATTGATTGTTCAGTTCCATTACAATTTGTTATTGTATAGTTTCCTGTTGTTCCACCTTCATTATAAATTGTCCAACATATACAAGGTAATGGTGTCGAAGTTGGTATTGCTGTTGGTACGTTTGTAGGTACTGCTGTTGGTACGTTTGTTGGTACTGCTGTTGGTATTGCTGTTGGTACGTTTGTTGGTACGTTTGTTGGTACGTTAGTTGGTATGTTAGTTGGTATGTTAGTTGGTATATTGGTTGGTTCTGGTGTATTAGTTGGGACCGCCGTTGGTACGTTAGTTGGTATGTTGGTTGGTATGTTGGTTGGTATATTGGTTGGTACTGCTGTCGGTACTGCTGTTGGTACGTTAGTTGGTAATGGTGTTGGTGTGCTGTAGATAACATCAACATCAACATTAAAGTTACAATCTGGCGTTGGAGTTGGAGTTGGTGTTGTAGTGTTAGTAGGTGTTGGGGTTGGTGTATTTGTCGCTGGTAATGGCGTAGGAGTTGGTGTATTTGTTGCGGATTCCGGTAATGGTGTTGGAGTATTTGTATTTGTTGGTGTAGGAGTTGGTGTACTATAGATAACATCAACATCAACATTAAAGTTACAATCTGGTGTTGGAGTTGCGGTATTTGTTGGTGTTGGAGTTGGGGTATTTGTTGGTGTTGGAGTTGGGGTATTAGTTGCTAATTCTGGTGTATTTGTATTTGTTGGTGTTGGGGTTGGTGTTGGTGTACCATATATAATGTCCACATTTATTTCAAAATCACAATTTGGTGTAGAAGTTGGTGTACTAGTTGGTGTTGGAGTATTTGTATTTGTTGGTGTAGGAGTTGGTGTACTATATACAACTAAAACATCAACATTAAAGTTACAATCTGGTGTTGGTGTAGGTGTTGCAGTGTTAGTAGGTGTTGGAGTTGGGGTACTATAAAATATTTCTACGTCAACAGCAAACTCACAATTTGGTGTGGCTGTTGGGGTTGGTGTTGGGGTTGGTGTACTAGTAACAACTAAAACATCAACTAAGAAATTACAATTTGGTGTAGGTGATGGAGTAGGTGTTGGTGTACTAGTAACAACTAAAACATCAACATTAAAATTACAATCTGGTGTTGGGGTTGGTGTTGGGGTTGGTGTACTAGTAACAACTAAAACATCAACATTAAAATTACAATCTGGTGTTGGGGTTGGTGTTGGTGTATTTGTTGCAGGTGATGCCGTTACTGTTGGTGTTGGGGTGGAAGGTAATGGTGTTGCAGTTGCTGGTAATGGTGTAGCTGTTGGTGTGGCTGTTGGTGTTGGTGTGTTTGTTGGAGTTGGTGTTGGTCCTGGCTCATATATCGCTAATCCTCCACTAAATCTACAATCTTTCACATCATTTTGACCAATTGATACATATCCATAATCTAAATAATTATTTACTGTACAATCATTTGGACCGTATTTGTAAGATGTGAATTTAATTTTTTCACGTCCTTCATTATCTATGAAAAATTCATATGATATTATTTTTTGTTTTGTTGTTCCTGTAATCGATGAATTACCAATTTCGGTTCCGTATTGTGTGTTTTTACCTTCTCCATCTATAGTTGATCCAGAATAGGTGTTAATATATGTAATTGTATTTTGTATCGCCCTTTTCCACAGTATTTTTAATTGTTGGTCTATTTCACTATAAACCGAAAGGTTATTAGTTGTACCTCCACTATATAATTTAACACTAATACCATTAGTTGTAACGGTATTATCGTTATTAAATGTTAATGTTGTTCCAGTTAATGAAGTTGCTCCACTGATTAAAACATATGTACATCCTGTAACATTTGTTGTTGTGTTTAATGCAGAAGCATTTTCAGGGTCAGTCATACCTGAATAAACTATACCGTCAATTTCAAATATTGGATAAAGTTTAACATAACCATCGTGTTTTGTTTCCCCATCTTCATCAATTTCAATAGAAAAACCAAGATCATCGTCAGCCTGTTGTATTAAATAATCAAAATAACTTGTAAATCCTGTTGGTATTTCTAAATCAAAATTAATGTGGTCTTCCGTTTCTGTAGGTTGACATCCATATCTATATTGATATTTTGATCTACCAAAAATATTATTTGAAATTAAATTACCTCCCGTCCATAAAGTTGTTGCAGGAATAATTTGATCGATAACACTTGTCCAATAAGGACTCATTTTTTCAATAAACAAATTAATGTCAGGAAATGTGTATGCTTTGTTAGGTGAAAAATCTCTAGTAATATAATCTTGATAGATGTCCTCTAATGTAATATAATTCTTCTTATATTTTATTAAATTAGAATTTTTAATTTGTTGATGTATCATTAAATCGACATACTCAGCGAATGTTACTCCTGTTTGTGGTGTTAAACTATTTGTACCGAATGTTGTACCTGTTGGACCAAAGTCTCTAGATTTACGATATATGTCATAATCAACCGCTTGTGCTGATGATAAATAAACTTCAATATTTTTTCTATTTAATAATAAACCAGAATTATCATTAAGATTTTCTGTTTGATTATTATCAATAATATTTTTTAATTTATATCCTGAGTCTAATCCTGGCAATTTTCTATAAACGTCAAAATAATCTTCACCATAGGTATATGCACTATTTTTAGTAACAATATTTTTAGTTCTTCCTGTTACCGTTGAATTATCGATATCAATCACTAATGGTGATTTATGATCTGTAGTATTATCATACCAACCAGATCCTTTTTGGAAAAAATATTCTGTTGATCCCGTAATTCCTTTAGGTAATAACGTATCTCCATTAACGGGATAATTTTCAGAATTAAATGTTGTTGTACCTGTAGTTATACCAGTATAATATCTATATGGAAGATATGTTACACCATTAATAGTTCCACCTGTTGGTAAGAATATTCCTGTTTTGTAAGTTTTAGTTCCCGATATAACATCATAAATGTCACCTTTTAAATCAAATGATTTAGGTAAAGATATTACCTTGTAAACATATTGATTAATTTTAATCATTGGTTCAGGAGCACCTAAAAATCTTAAAAAAAATTCTAAAGATTGTCTTGTACCTTTTGATTTATAAATGTAAGCCAAGTTAACTAACAACCTTCGATAAAATTCATATTCGGCGTCTATTAAAGACGTTCCCGATACTAATCCAGAATATTGTTGTGATGTCTTAGTGTATAATAATTCATCTAAACCTTTCTCATCAATTAAGTTAATTGTATCTAACCCTAAAGTATTTGCCAAGTTTTTTAACAATACATCGGGTACGTTATTAATACCGTCATAACTTACATTTCTCATGTAAGCAATATTATCAATATATTTTTTTACACTATCAAAACTTTGTCCATATAATTGAAATAATGATTCGGCCTTTTTATCGGGACTATCAAATTCAAACAATTGAGGTGATGTTAAAAACCTAACAAATAAGTTAGACTTATAATCATCAATTTCATCTGCTATATTACTTAAATTTGTTAAATAACTATCATATTCTAAACCTGTAATTTTAATGTTCCAATCTTCCTTATCGGATAACGGCCAACTATAATTTACTGAAATTAATTCGGTTTTTGTTTCGTCAAAACTATCTCTTGGTACCTTAAAACTTGAAGTATATTTTGGAAAAGTGTCTCTGTTTAATAAACTTTCCTCTAAATCATCTAAACCTTTAAAGAACTCTTCAACAACACCATCATTTGGTTTAATTAATATATTTTCAGAAAACCCCGTTAAGTTATCAAATGGTTTACCACTTACCTTTAATGAAATTATATTATCACTATTAGGTTCAATATATGAAATTACATCATATGTTTTTCCACTTATTGAAATTAAATAGTTTTTAAAAGAAGTATAAAAATCTCTGTTTTTATTAATTGAAGGTAATATGGTATTACTTTTCGGTGTAACCATAACAATCGAAAATGGATTGTATAGTTTACTGTACTCAACTTTAAATTGAGTGGTGTTACTTATATTATCATATGTAATATTATTAGCGGTAAAATTCGTTACTTTAATTAAACTATTAGAATCAATTAAAATAGCCGCAGGAAAATTATTAATTATATTAGTTGTCGCAACACCTAGTCTACTTTTTAATGATCCAAATAAAGATTTAGCAGCATCATTTTTAGAACCTTTAAATTTTATTTCTTTATTTTTACTTGTAGTACCACTCGTAGTTGTACTTGAAGTTTGTCCTTTTAAATCATCTAATGTTAAAAAATTAGAAAACGGATTTGTTTTAAAATTCTTTGTATCTCTTTGTATTACCTCACTATCTAACGCAAAGTTCGTATTAGTCAATTGACCGGTACCCGTGGTAATTTGATTACCGACTAGATTGTCACTGAATGTATCGGCACCACTCGCAGCTTGACTTGGAATTTTACGTAATTTTGCCATTAGATATTAGTGATTGTATCAAAGTTTAAATTTTCATCAATATCATTACGGTTTTCTCTAACCTCATATAGAGTTTCGTTAAAGTTGTCTTTAATTTCAAATAAGTTATATTGTTTATAGATGTTATTATCTTTATCGTAAATTGTGTAAATACCTGGAGTAACCGCCTTAGTTTGATTACCGTAAAGAGCATTTGCAAGTGTTGACGCATCATGTTCAACCATATCAATTTCGATAGTTGTTGGGTTCATATATGTATTTGATAAAATAACCATTTGACCTGGACTACCAATAAATGGAACGGTATTTGGTTTGTTTGACGGTGCAGACGATGGTGTAATTGTTAAAAACATAAAGTTTGTTGCACCTTCACTATATTGATATCTTACTGACTTTTGTGTTGAACTATTTAGATTCGCCGTAACAGGAGTACAATAAAAAGAAGACGTAACAATTTTATAGAAATTTGGTGTTTTTTGTTTGTTATTAGAATTTATATATTCAATCCTATAACCAACTAAACCTTGTGGTGTAAATTTATTTCTATCTTCAGACTTAACATTTGATAAATCCAAGATTAGTCCTCTTACTGATGGTAATGATGCTAAAACACCACAATCCATAATTGTTGTTCTAATTTGTTTTGGTCTGATATGAAGTGTGTATATTCCTAAATCAGGAAAATCTGTTGCATTTAATTTAAGATTATATAAACCTCCTAAGATTTCCACACCACTTTCTCCACCGGTATTTCCATTATGTAAAATAGGTGTTAATACCTGATTTGGGGTTAATTTCTTTAATACTGTTGGAGTTGTTGAGATCCGATTGGGTGCATAATGATAAAGTATTTCTACATCATCGGGTGATACATCCGCCGGTCTAACTATTCCATATGATCCTACTGCCATATTCTTTTATTATAAATATAAATCTTATTGTTTTTTAACTTTAAAAAATCCATTTCCATAAACATCTAACTCACTCATGTTGTCAATTTCACCCAATCTTAGATTAACCTCCATGACACCTTGACGTCCTCTTTCCACAAAAATGTCAGAATATACTGTTGGGTCATCGATAAAACCTAAGAAATGTTCGTTTCTTGTTAACATATGATTTATAACATACTCGGTAGCAAATTCTGTTGTATTACCACTTGTTGTTAAATATGGTACAGTATTTATTGTGTTTCCCGATATTTCATATGTATAACCACTAGTTGGTCCAAACCTATAATTTGGAACACTTCCCGTTATTTGTGTAAATCCATCTTCTCTATCCATATAATATAAATCATCTACCGTATATCCTGTATACTTTGTTCCATCAGATAATGATCCTGAATCAACACCATAAGGTGTGGTTTCACCATATCTCTTAAATTCACCAATTCTGCTTTGACCTATTGCCATAAATTTAAATGTCTTTGTGGGTGTTGCAGTATATCCTGTGTTAGAATATTCATAATCATTTAAATAATTTAAAGATCCTGTTATTTGTGTATATGGTATTGTAAACCCGCTAAATGTCCCTAATACATTAACATTATCAGTAATAGAACCTGTATTAAAAATGGTTATGTTTTTAGTTATTTTTTGATTTGACCATGGAGAGTTTAAAAAAATTGATATATCAAAACTACTTATATTTGATCCCGAATATGTTTCTTTATATGAACCTGTATATGACGATGTATATGGTGTATAATTAAATGACGCGGTTGGAAAATTTGAATATAAAACTCCTCCATTTGAATCTAATGAACCTGTAATTGATAGTGATCCTGTTATATTTTGTTTAACTCCCCAATCTATTGTAAAATCTTGATCAACAATTTTTCTTAATTTATCAGGATTTACAGTACTATAAATCGTAACATGTGATCCTGATATTCTATATGTAAAATTAACTAATTGTTCTACTTGTTCCATATTTCCATCGAATGAAACCATAACACCCATTTCATCCACATCCGATTCTAAATAAATTGGTATCTCATATTCATAACCCGTAAATCCCGTGTATAAATTCCAATTATCTCCATCCCATTTATAATATTTCCCCTTTGTATTGTTAATTGCAACTTGTTCAACCTCTTTCCAATATACACTACCAGATGGTATGTTATTTAAATTACTACCTGTTAATGATTGATACGTTTTACCACTATAAAATAAAACAACGCTTCCTGTGTATGTAATATCAGGATACCATTTTATGTCACGTACCAAATGTAAACTACCTGTCTCATTTGAAGACGGTACCATACCATCTATTGGGACTGACGCACTATACCAAGATTTCCAATCGTTTATTTCTGTATCAAACCAAAAAGTACCAGTTTCTGAATGTAAATTAACATCAGGTATCTGTCTTTTTAATATTGTATATTCGTTTTTTTTCATTTTAGCACTGTTCTGATGATAATCCTGTTATTTGTCCTGTACTATTATTAATATCCCACGTTTCTCCATTAATTTGAACATATTCGTATCCTATCAAAGCATTAGGGAATGTATCAACATATACAAAGCATCCTGTTGTAAAATCAAATGGTCCACAATCAGAATAGAATGTTCTATTATTTGATGCGTCATTACAAACTCCACTAAATGTATTTCCTCTACCACAACCTGTATATGTTGTTAAAGGTATTGTAGTTGCTGTTGGAGTAGGCGTTGGTGTTGAACCGCCAGGAGTTGCTGTTGGCGTTGCGGTTGGAGTTGCAGTTGGCACACCTGAACAAGAGGTACATGCTGTTTGAGCTGTTCCTGTTTGTGCCGAACCATCTCTCATAAATTCTCTTTCATCAGTACCATCAGAAACCCAAAATGTAGTGTTATTAGTCATATCACCATATACGTTACCATATATTGAAGAAGATAAACCTAATACTTTAGTTAGGTTACATAATGAAGTACCTTGAACTGTAACAGTCACCGCCTCATATTCACCACCACTACAAGCTGATGGACCATTAACTAAACTCACATAACCACTAAATGTAGTTTGGAATGGTGTTGGAGTTGGTGGTAAAGGAGTTGGTGTTGCAGTTGGTGGTAAAGGAGTTGGTGTCGCCGTTGGTGGTAAAGGAGTTGATGTTGGTGTTGGTGTTGCGGTTGATGGAAGACATGACGTTTCACCATAAAACACAGATGAAATTGACGCGATTACTCCTGATAATGAATTATTTTGAATACAATCATTAATTACTTGTGGTCCAATACCAAATGTCTCCGTAACTTCACTACCCTCACAATTAAAATATCTAACAGTTCCACCAAAATCAACTTCAAAACTTACTGACGTTACACAAGGACTTTCTGTAGGTGTTGGGGTTATTGTAGGAATTACCGTAGCCACTGGTGTAGGTGTTGAAGTTGGGAAAGGTGTTGACGTTGGTCTAGGTGTCGCCGTAACTCCACCAATAGGTGTCGGAGTTGGGGTTGATACCGGTAATAATACTCCTCCTCCTTTTTCGTAGAATGTTATACTATCAGTCGTTGTATAACCTGTACCTATTCTATCTAATTTTGTTGTCCCCGTATATCTATATATTTGATATGTTCTTTCATAGTGATCAAAATCAATTTGATAATACATATCTTTTTCTTCCGTTATATTATAACTTGTTGTTTGACCTGAATTTATAAAATCTAATATCTCACCTCTATCCGCATTGAAAAATTTTGCTGTCATGAAAAACGTATTCATTCCGTGATAAAATGGTGATTTATTATCATTTGGGTTTTTTATAATTTCATATGTTAAATTTGGATATTGAAATGTTTGTCCCGTCCAACCAATTAATGTGGTACCTGTAGTACCTGTAGTTATTGGTATGTTTACTTGTGTTATATCGTTATTTTCATTTGTAAATAAAATAGTTTGTTCCGTTGTTGCGGTAAAACTATACATATCTAATGTTGTAGTTCCACTTAAATTAGTATCTGTTAAAACACTCTCATTATCAAACCAAAACAAATACATATTTTCTTTGTTTCGATAATTTGAACCTGTAAAAACAGGTACAAATATATTATACCCATAGTTACTACCTGTATGAAAATATTTTTCACCTAAGGGTAATGCTAAATTTTTAGAATTTATTAATCTTCTATTTTGTCTTGTCGGTGGCTCACATGTTAAAACATAATTTGTTATACTACCGGGTGTTTTATAAAACTCTAATCTAAAGAAACTTTCAGTTGATTGTTTTGTCATCAATTGATTTTCTTGTGTTGATATACCAACAGGATTATAATCTAAAACATAATTTGGTGTGTCTCCACTTGTTGCAAAATAAAATTGAAACCATATGTCAGTTTGTGTAAAATTAGGTGGGTAAGTGTTTCCCGTTACAATATATGGTTTATGAATGTATCTAACTGTTTCATAATTTTTAGATGGATTAATAATATCTTTTAAAACTTCATCTTCAAAATCGGCAAGATTATCCTGCCAACCCAAATCGGTTCTAAAACTTTGTTCACTATTAACTACAATATTTAAATTGTTACTATTTTTTAAAATTTCCATTAACAGTTAGTTTTATTTTTATAATTATTAAATCCACCAAATAGATCATTTTTATTTTTATATGATTTTTCATTTCTTAAATAAAAATTAATATCATTTACAACATAGTGTGTATTATTCATATATGGAAATCTTGTTCCATTACCATCTTGATCCACAAATCCATGATCATATAAATCTCTCCATTTCCATAATTTATCATCATTATCGTAAATTGCATTTTCGGGTAAATTGATTAAATCGTTTGTTTTTGAACTTTCGATATATGGAGATAGTTCTCTTAATTTAACTCTGTAGTGTGGTTGGTAATAATACCCGACTGTATTTGATGGTGTTGCTCCTTGATAAAAACTATCTTGATCTTGTGAGTGATAAAATAATCTATTACTTCCACCTACTGTTGTTCCAGAAAAAATTGTTTTGTGTGAAAATTTATGAAACGCCTCACTAATAATTCTTTCTTTTAATTCTTTTCTATTGTATTCAACGAAGGCACCTGTAAGACCTGTGGTTCCTACCGGTATAGTTGTTCCGCCAGTAAATGTTACACCCGTATAATTGTAGGTACTACCTAATATTGTATTTGTTTTACCACTGAACGTTTGTGTTAATCCTGTCATTACCTTTTCAACCGATGTTGTTCCACTAAATTGATTATCCAACCAATTATCATGAAAATTAAATTTAAATCCTACTTTTGGTGGGTAATCAAATAATCCGTTACCGTTTTTAAAAATTATACTTACATAAACTTCTGTTGGTGTGTAACCCAAATTATTGGTTATTCCGGTTAATGAGAATGTTTCTTTAAAATCAAATAATACAGATTCTTGTCGATTTCTTTCTACTAATATATCATTTTCTTGTAATGGATTTTCGAATAATATTTTTCTTTCGTCTTCAAAAATTGATGATTCAAAACCAACTTTATCCATAATATATTGTTGATCTCCTGTTAATGTTTTATGTTTATGAACATAATATTGTGACGTTGTTCCTGAAATATTTTTAATATCTAAACATCTTTTACCTAACACAACTGAGCTTAATATTGTTCCCGACGAAAATTCATTTTTTAATATGTTGATTACATAATTTTCTGAATTATAAGTTTGATTACCAACACTATCGATATAGTAAATTCTATATTTTTCGGTGTCGGAAGTAATTGGTATTGTATAATATTGTCTATTAGATGTTTGTTGCCAGAAACTTGTTGATCCCGTAATCGGTGGTATATTATTTAAATTAGAATTTACTAAAGATTTATAAGTTGCTCCCGAATAAAAAACTAAATTATTAACATCATAAGTTTCAGTTGAATTCCAATTAGTAACTAATTTCCAATTTGTATTTCCTGTTAGTGGTGGTATGTTATTTACATTACTATTTATTTTTGATGTATATATTTTATCAGAATAATGTATAATATTATCTTTACTATAGGTAACTCCTGAAACCCAATTATGAGAAGTATATGTACCTCCCGATAGAATAATATATTCCCCTTGTGATATTCCGTGTTCAACTGGTGATGTTAATATATAATAATTTGGATCTGTTGTACTGTCTACTCTAAATGGTATTCCGTTACCAGCAACAAAGTTAAAATTAGTTTCATCTGATAAAGTATAGTTCATAGTGAATCCACTATCTTGTCCGTTCACATAACTTAAATATAAATTCCAATTTTTATAAGGAGCGTCGATTGATGTTGTGATGGTATGACCGGTGTATCTTCCAAATGGTGTTCCGTCAAATAAATCAATTTTTGGTATTACATTTGTTGTTCCTAATGTAGATCCATATGAAGGGGTTGTCCTTTCTCGTAAAACATCATTTCTTAAAAATGCAAATTCATTATATGGTACAAATCCTAAATCATTTCCCGTTCCGTCACCACATAAATAAAGGTTTCTTAATAGTGGAATATAATCAGTAAAACCATTATACATGTTTCTAAAAACCATTTTTAATTTACCATATATTTTATAATTAAAACTTTGGTTTCTTTCATCATCAAATAATTCGGTTAGATTTAACATTATATTTCTATCACCTTCTCTCATCAATGTCTCATCATTATCTAATTTAACATTAAGATTAAGATCCTGTTCATCTGCCTTAAAATATCTTTTACTCGGTAATAAAATTTGTTTCTTTTTCATTTTTTAGTTTTTATTAAGGAACTTGGTTTTCACATTCAAGTAAATTAAATGCCCCTTTAGGACCAAATAAATCTACAAACTTATCCATTCCCGTTTTACCCGCCATTAGTCCAAAATAAAAATGAAATGGTGTCGAAAGGATTTGTCTATTTCCACTGTAATAATCAATTGTTGGTCTTATGATATAATCAATTGAACTACTCCAAAATTGTGAGTGCCAACCATTTGTTATTGTAATACCTTGGTATGTTGAGTTACCCGATACTGGACCAACTCTTGTATATAATGTTCCTCCTGTTGGTGCCTTAGTATATTGTCCCGACCCACCAGATAATAATTGATTTGTAAATCCTGTTACGTGTAAATAAGTAAAACCAGGATATTCTAAACCATAGTCCTCACTACTATCAAAAGGATTTTCATCAAGATCAACAATATCAAAATCAATTTGATCTGTACCATCTCCATTTATTGTTAAACCACTAAAAGTATAAGTCATTGGTAATAACAAATATTTGTCTGACGAATCATTTGGTGCTCCATTAATATTATAAGCATATGTCATTCCTTGTAAAGGTTGTAATTCAACGGAACCATAATCCCAAGATTGACTATCTTTATATTCATTATATGGGCCAAATCCTTCACCTCCCTTATCCCACAAATAAAACGGTACTTTTTGTGAAGATCCATAAGTATCAGAATCCCAACCCAATCTTCCTGGTTCATTTAAACACGCTCTAATTCTTTCACCATCTTCTTTTAGATCGAAAGTAACCGGTAATGGTCCATATTGAGAGTTTACGGTTTTAAAAACTTCAGGATAAATCTCAGGATCTAACTTATTGAATTGATATGCAAGATATTTTGAATTTTCTAAATCAAATCCTTCTATACCGGCTTCATTATTAATAGATAATAATTGTAGAATATCTCCATCTAAAATTTGTCTTAGACCTATTTTATTTTGAAATCCTTTGTTGGTAAAAAACATATCTAAATTTCCGAGAGCTCCTCCGACATCCATTCTATAATTAATTGCTAATCCAAGTAAATCTCCAATGTCTTGATATGAGGTAGGTCCAATACTTCTTGATACAGAACAATTTGGATCTAATCTTTTATCAATACATATTTCTTTAATAAATTCATCTCTTGGTCCTAAATCTACAAATGTCGTAGGGTGATTTAATTCATTAGGTATAAAATTACCATTTTTAAATTTAGCTGACCTATAATAAAATTTATTAATTCCGTTACCTACGAATCTTACCAATGTCCTACAATATCTTATTAATTTTTCATTATTACTACTTATAGCTCTAGTAACTCCTTTAGCTTTAAATTGTAAAAAATATAGTGATCCAGATAACCAATTATCAATAAAACCATAATTAACGACACCACCACAAAACATTTTACCCACTCGTTTTCTTCTATAGTATTCTCTCAATATACCTGTTAATCTTGCTGGAGTTTGAGTACCTGGAACAATATAAAAAACTCCGTTTGCGAATTCACTTCTTGCACTTGGGGTTGCGTATCCTCCATTATAATTATAACTTTCACAAGCAAAATCTTGAACACCTGTTACGAATGGATTACCTGAATTATATGGATAATATGATTCTGGCACATTTATTGCTCCCCCATAAATTGCGGTGGAGATTAATATATTACCTGCACTTAATTCTGTTTTTAATTGTGCATTAGTTTGAACATATTTTCTTCCTATATTTTCTGGTAAAAGTGTAGCATTATAACCGCAACCTTTAAATTCACTCGTATTACTAGTATTCGTAACAAAATACCCTGTCACCAAATTATCATCATATAATGTATCATAATAACCACAACTACTATTTCCACTATAAGATATGCCAGAACCATTTCCACCTCCAATAGTGGAACTTTCATCTGAACATTCGACGCATTCAGGATAATTAATTAAACTTAATTTTGTTTGATTATTAATAACAAATTCTGTAAGTCTTGATCTTAGAGGTCTATTCCTTTTTGCCGCAACAGAAATTAACGCTTCGACTATAAATCCTAAAATAAAAACTGTAAAATTTAAAAATTGTAATGTTAAAAATTTAATAACAAAATCCAATACTAATAAAAAATCGGCAATTAATAATGGAAATGTATAATTCTTTATACCAAAATTTGATGGTGGTGTTAGTTTATCTCCACAATCTTCTTCTTCACTTGGAATTGTGTCATTTATATTAGCGAAACCGACTTGTCCAATTAAATTTGTGCCGTTATATCTCTGTTGAAATGACGATACTGTATAGACTTTATTATATGTAAATCTATAAAAATAATCTTGTGGATAATACTCACCTCCATCATTATTTAAAATTAATGGTAAAGCCTCAGATGGATAATCACTTAGACTTGTTGAAAACGCATATGATTTATCATTTGGAACATCATAAGAAAATCCACCTAACGTTTCGGTTAATTGATACTCTCTTATGTTTGGTAACAAATAATCAGCATTAAATCTAACTCTCGTTAAATCATTATCATTCATGTTAATTCTAAATCTATAACATCCTGATGTTGGAATACCTCTATTAATATCATTAGTTATTTCATTCTCACCAAATTCATTTGTAATTACATAATCCATGTTCATAACAACCGGTAATACAAATCCACCGTCATCGGGTATATCCTCATTTATATTAACAACTTCTAAACGTGGGTAATTGTTATCATCTTTTTGAGGTGTGAATCTAATAGCTTCAATCTTACCTGACTTAGCAACTAAATCACATTTTCTTCCCATTTTTCTTCTTGGGGTACAAGCTTTATTAATTGCATTTTTACTACTGTCAGTAAAAATACCACCAATTACATATGCTTTAGGTTGAATATTAACTCCGTTTTCTGTTAAGTCAAAATCTGTTCTTGTAATACCAATCTCACATAAAGATTCATTTCCCCAAAAAGGATAAACTTGGATGATTTTATTTATACTAACAATTTGTGGTAAAGAGTCTAAATCTTCAGATTCTTTAAATGAGAATTTGTTTTTAAATCCATCGACATTTATTCCTTGTCTAATAAAATCATACGGTCTTAAAGAGAAACAACCGACATCAGATAAGTCAGCATCCATATGTATTGTTTGTGCACCAATAGGTACACCCCAAATCATAAAATCACCCGCACTATTTGTTTTAACTGTGTATTTGTAATATTTCTCATATACCTCTAAAACTTCTTCTCTCTCTAAAATATTAGTTTGATCGGGAAACGTCCCCGTTTTTGCATGTCCACTATGTTGTTGTCTTGATGGTAATAAGTTATAACGATAATTATTTTCGTCTCTGTCAGTAACTTCCTTATATGGGTAAAGAGTAGAAATTACAGGATCCTCTTCATCTTCTATTGTTAATGGTACAAATATTGATACTCTTACATTACCGAGTCCAAAACCATTGTTTGCAGTAACTCTACCACAGACAACTCCGTAATCAGAGCACATCGAAGTGTAAATCTCTTTTTGACTAAATTTTAAAGATAAAATCTCTAAAACGTCAAAATCTTGTTTTAACTCAACTGTGATTTTTTGGTCAACCCCAATATTGGTTGAAATTCTATGCTTTTGTATCATTCTTATAATAAATAGAAACTATGTGATTTTCTATATATTATAACGAAAAAACATTTTAAAATGTAGCCGTTCCTAATGTTTTAACCCTAACTTTAATATCTTTATTTGGGAATCTAATTTGGAAGATTTGATTTGACTTCATAAAGATCATATTATCGGATTGATTTATCAATCTAGTGTTTTGATCTGTTGTTTGTGATGGCTCCGCAGATGAATACTCACCTCCTATTTTACTGTAAACTCTTGTCTCAATTACATTTATCACACCTGATACGCTACCTACGATTTTGTTTAAAGCACCGATAAACAAAGGATCACCCATTTTACGTTTTTCTATTGCAAAATGTTCAATTGTATCCTGAATTACCGTTTGTATGATATCCGTCTGATTTGCGTTTTTATCTATGTTTAAATCAATTTCTAACCCCATATCGATGACTTCACCACTTACAATATCCAAATAGTCATTAATCATTTTATATTCCGTAAGATAGGTTAAAATGTTCGATTTTAGTGTATAAGAAACAGTATCAGTTAAATTACCTTGGTCGTCATATGATAATAATTTAATTCTAATCTTATTATCTTCCTCCATAACATTAACCTTAGCTGGTGCTCCGTATGTTGATGGCATCGTTTCAATTAATGATTTATAATCATTTAATGTAACCGCCCTATTTTGTGCTGCAAAGTTATATGAAACCATATTACGAATTTCTTCGATTGTTGGTTGGTCCGCACCACCTACTGCAGGTGTTATGTTATTAACTCTAAGTGATTGTACCACACCAGTATTCTTTGCTGGCACAGGTCCTGAAACTATAAATTCAACATCATCTACGTTTGTAATTACATTCACCCCTAAGTTACTATCTTTACCACCACCCACACGATATTGTACAAATAATGTTGTATTAATTTTTGGTGTAGTTCCTAATGATAGATTATTTAAATAACTCGCCAAATTAACTTTCAATTGTCCTGTCATATAGTTGTCCAAATTGTCTAATGGATTAACTGTACCCGAACCAAATGTTAATGAAAAATAACCTTCAGGTGTATATTCTGTTATGAATTTATTATTAACAGGTAAAAACGTTCCTGCGGTAAAATTATTTGTATCCGATACAGACGTTGGGTCTGGCACAAATACTTTATCTTGAATTAATGATTTAACCTCATACCATTTGTTTGAGGTATTAGAAAATTCATTTGATGTTGGATTACTTGTAAAAGTTGTACCGTCCTTATGAATAACAGATGTTACTCCTAATACGTTTTGTTCGGGTAAGTATAATTTTAAGAAAGGTTTTTGATCCGCTTGGTTTATAACTCTTCTATAAATTTTTGTTATACCATTTACAACAGGTTCTCTTTTTGTAATTGTATAAGATATTAATCTATTATTTACATCAAAATTTGGTATCTTTAATCTATTAGGTTCTCCTTTTTTATTAAATGGAACAGAAAAATCAATATCATCAATTGTTTCAAAAACTTGACCTCCTCCTGAAACTTGAGCACCACTCTTTAATATACCCAAATATCTAACATCTTCTTTATCTCCTCTAACATCCACAGTAATTGAAAAATCACATAATGCAACTGATGGTCTAACTCCTGGTAATCTAATACCATATGTTTTTGCAATATGATATAATGATTGTCTTTGTTGTGCAAAATCCAACATAGTTTCCTGCCAAACTCTATCAATGTGAAAGTGTAAGTTATCCGCAACCGCGGCATTAATATCTAATAACACCGAATAAATCGATGCGTCGTTAAAATTTTTAACTAAATCAGGATAGTAATTTTTAGTTAATGTTACTAATTCATTTCTTAATCCCTGAAAATCTCTTGTTGCGTATGATATCTGTTTACTCATCTTATATGTTTAAAATTATAAAGTCGGAAGTTGAAAATGACCCGTTATTAACTGTATATTCTATTTTAACTACCGCCGTATATGGTTTTGTCGATTCATCAGAAACCCTAAATAATCTTTCATCTTCATCTTGTGCAATACTTCTTTGTCGATTTGGATCATCTTCGGCGGATGTTATAGATATATTTGTAATATCTAAGTTTGGTATGAATTTTTTAACTCCTTCTCTGATTTCTTCTTCAATTAAATTATATGTAATTGCGTCATTTTGATCAAAAATATATTGATATATTCTTGTTCCAAAATCAGGTAAGTAATATCTACTACCTTTTCTTGTTAAAATAAGGTGTATAAGATTGGCTCTAATCTCCTTTTCAGGGATTTCAGTCATATTAAGATAATCTCCTTTAGGACTATCTCTAAATGGATAATCAATACCGTACGTTACTGCCATATTCAATAAATATAGATAAACCTAAAATGGTTATGTATCCTCTTTTATTTTTGAGTTCCCTTTTATAATATGTGGGGGGTCATAAGGACAATTTGCGCATCCATTGGAACAACAATGTCCTCTCTTCTGTAAAAAAAGAGAAGTCAGAACCATAAGCCCCGACTTCTCATCTATGTAATAATCTACTCCTTCCTCTAATTTCATTAGATACTTGTCACATCACATTGTGCTCCACTACAAGATTGTGCCGCATAATCGGAAATACTCTTGTATTGTGGTTTATCTAAAATTTCACCGAAGTTTACTTCTTTGAATTGACGAGTAATAGTCTCCCACTTATAGAATAAATGAACGTCTTTTAAACAATAAACCATCTTCTTCAAATCACCTTTAAAGTAATTCTTCGCAAATTTCTTCGCTCTTGAGATCCAATATTTCTTTAATAAGACTTGTTCTCTTGTTCCTGTAATTTGTATTGAATCGTCTAATAAAGTATCTGTTGCTAACCATAAGTTTTGATTAAAATAATGTAAACCATCAATAATCAAACCAGATGCTAATACCGAACCTTTACCATATACCTCAACTAATTCGTCAAGATTTAATACTGACGTAAATGGCGCTTGATTGAAATCTTTATCTCCGTAGTCTGACATGAAACTAACCGCAGTAAATAAATCTCTTTGTTCCCAAATATAATCAACAATTGCATCTTTATCGTCAATAATAACTGTACAAGATGTATTATGATTTACCGGCATATAAGCACATAACTCAGGATTAGTTCCAGCATTTACCCAATGTTGTTGAACCAACTTAATTAACTCAAGGTGTTTAATACCTTTCATATCTTTTTTGAATAAACCAACTTTTGGATTTTCAACAGGAACGAATACAACATAATCTGATTTAGTTGAAGACCATACACTTTCTTCTAATAAGAAAGCCATATTTTCTTCTAACCATTTTGCAGTGTTACTTTCTTTATTTAACTGCATGATACGGAAATACTTTTCAGAGTGTTCAGGGTGAATACCTGATGCAGTTCCTAATACAACTGACGCATTACCTGAAGGTTTTACACAAGTAGTTCTTGCCGCTTGGTTAATTCCAATTACCGCTGCCAATTCTTTATTAGCATCTTTTACGGCTTGTGCTCCTTCTTCTAATAATTCAGCATTAAATAATTTAGGATTATTCATCCAACCTGTAATACTAACACCTAACAAAGCTTCTCTTTCAAAGATTGCTTTACTTGTTTCACCTAAATAAGGAAAATTAGTATAACCCGCTTGTAATGTTCCTAAGAAAGAAGCATCTTTACATGCCTTTAAAAACTTTTCTTTTGTTGTTGCCTTCTCAGCATTGATCTCGGTTAAATTACAACCTTGAATACCGAACTTAGATTTGTTGTCTTTAACATATTGTTCAACTTCATCATATTTGATTTTACCAAAATCAATTGTATCTAATACAGGGATTTTCATAATCTCAAAACATGGATTAAACATATCAAACCAACTGTTCGCAAAAACAAAACCAATATCATTTGCTCCGTCATTTAATTGTACCAAGTAATTGAATTGTTCTTTAACAACTTCACTTCTCAATAAAATAACTGAGTTATTACTACGACCTCTTTGTGGGTTTTCTATTCTCCAATTACCTGTCTTAGCGTGGATCATCTCATCATCATTAGGATCAACGATCATATTCAACGCTGAACGTCTAACACCACCCGACAATACTGCATCCGCTGAGTGACAAATAATATCAAACGCTAAGATAGGACGAATTTTTTCTCCTTCATTAGTTAACCACTTTTCAATTAACGATTCTATTTTTTCTAAAGATTGTTTTAAACCATCAGGACCAGGTGCTTTAAAACCACCGCTGATGAATGAACCTTTCTCACGAATTAAAGAATAATCTAATTTAACTTCATAACCTGCATATTCAGGGAATGGTTGTTCGTCAACAAAGTAAGATGATAACAATACACCCAATGCGTTTGCCCAACCTTCAATTGAATCTTCAATATAAAAAGTTTTAGTCCCTAAAGTTCTTTTTTGAATTCTACTTAAATTATTTACAAAAGGAGTTAATAATCCTCCACCGAATCCACAACCAGATAATGCCAAGTAAAAAATCTCTTGGAATACTCTATTACGTGCAATGTGTCCTGATGTACAGTTAAACATTCTCGTGTTATGTTTCATAATTTGTTCGTGTCTGTATTGTAAGTTTCTTTGTGAAGCTAATACAGCTTGATCTTTCATACTCTCAACGGCAGATTGTAAATATGGTTCAATTGCCTCAGCATAATCCACATATTTTTTTCTGTGTCCGTCAATTATGTTCTCACACGCGTCTTCCCACGTTTCATATCTTTTTTCATCTTCCTTCCATTTGAAATAGTCTGAGTGTAACTTTAAGTCACTCAGAAATTTTTTACCTTTCTGCATTTGTTCTTTTTTCTTTTATGTTTGTTTTATTAATTACTTTCCAGCCACTTGTTGTCTCCTTTTAAATGCTTCCGCCGCTCTATTAGCATTTATCTGAACTTTTTGTTCTTCGTGTCCCAATAATGTATTTTGAGACTCTGTATCAATAAGAAGAAACTCGTTATTGAATTTACAGTTTTGGAATACAACACCATCTCGACCAATACGAGATTTTAATAATGTAAGAGTTGCTAAGTTATGATCTTTTTGTTCTAATGTTTTACCAATAGATAATATAACGTGTGCAATTTGTGCTTTCTTAATTGACCCACCCATTTGATCTCCAGTTACTACTTCACTTGAAATTGATTCACGGTTACCTTGTGTTGCCGTCCATATTGCCATTTCAAATTCTCCTGTCATTGATTCTAAACTTCTCATAATAGAACCTTCACCTTTCCATTCTTCACCATTAGCTGATTTATCAGTTGAAATACAATCTACATAATCTATTACTAATAAATCAACTTTTTTAGTTCCATCAGAATTCATCTTTCTGATTTTATTTTTAATCTCAGAAACTGTAACATTATCACTTGCTAATTTTAATAATTTTAAACTACCTTTAGATTTAGCTTGAGCTTCCTCTACTTTAGCTTTAACTTCTTCTTTAAATTCAGGTTGACTATCAGGTGCAATCTCAGTCCAAATCGTATAGTGTTTTCTTTTAATATTACCCGGATTATCTTCAAAGAAAATCTGAACGACATTATAACCTAAGTTATATGCGGTGTTAGCGAACTTAGTAAGTAAGGTAGTTTTACCAGTACCTGTGGGAGCTAATACAACCCCCAATTCTCCGATCCCTAACCCACCTTTAAGTAAGTTGTCAATTCCCACAATACCTGTCGGTAATGGGTGTCTAAAGTCCTTTTCTAACGCTCCATCAATATCATGGAATACATCCGTCGCTTCATCATTTGAAATACCAACTTGTAATGCCTTTTGGATAATTTCCTCAATCTTATTGTAAGCCTCGAACTCACCACTTTCAATAATACTCTGTACACTTTTTAACTCTCTTTTCAAGTTTTGTTGTTTACAAAAATTAAGTGCGGTATCTTTAACATACTCAATTTGAGAATCATTATTTTTAATTGCTTCTAATGTATCTACGTGAATTTTAGAGGAATCTTTGTTACCACCTTCAGCCATGATTTTCTGTGCCAATGTATTGTAATCAGGAATTTTATTGTAATTCTTATACAACTCCTTTGTATTTTCCATAATAAATCTAAATGAGTTATTATCAAAAAATTTACTATCTAATACATCAATAATTGTTTCTCCATACTTCTTATCTTCAATGATCGCTTTAATAAGGGATTGTTGAAACGAAAACCCCAAATACCCAAAATTCCTTTCTTCCATAGTGTTTATTATATATTGTTTTTTCTTATAATTCGTATCCTAAATAACTTGTCTCCAATTCTTCTGAAGACAAAATGTCTGTCAAATCTGACAAAATTCTCTTCAATCTTGGACGAATGTCCACCGTGTATCTTGCCTTTGGATGATAAAGATATGCGGGGAATAGTCTTTGAATAAATACATCCTCGCCCAACTTAATTTCCATTAAAAAATGTTCTTTTTCTGGAATTGCCGACTCATCCACAACCTCCGAATGAAGGATATAGTTTTGATTCTCACATAGATAGTTAGAACTTTTTATTTTCAAATCTTCCATAAAATCCTCACAAATATTTTTTATATAATAGTGAAGATCCATTGAACGTCTAGCCTGATCAACATGATCTCTAACGTTAAAAAATCTTTGACATACGATATGTCCTTCTAATGACAACAAGAACTCAAATTTGGTTATGTTGTCTTGGTTTTGGTAATCTCTACTCATAGGGTCTTACTTTAATTGTTTTTGTTTTATTATTATTTATGTTTTTTTCTTTTCTTGTTAATCTAAGAAAAGGGTTTATAAAATTTATCCAAGCGTCTTCCGCTTTTGGTAAGATGTTGAAGATTCCGTCTTCTTGCATCATCTTCATTGCATTTTTATATGATCTACCTTCTTGGTCTAACGGTTCATTTATTAATAGATCTATGGTTTCTTTTGCGTCGTCCGTTAAAAACGGTTCATCCAAACTTACTATCCTATTGTTTACGTCGAAGAATTCCTCACCGAGTACACCGTGTTTTGTAACACCTGTCAATAAATTAGCAATTAACTTATTATGTTTGTCTTGTTCAAATAATTGGTTACATCTATCTCTAACCTGATCAACTGTAATTGGTTGATTTCTTAGTTCAGGAACCAAAGACAATAATCTTTTGAGTCCCATTCCTCTTATTCCTGCAATGTTGTCTGATGAGTCTCCACAAATCATTTTAACTAAACGAACATTTTCGATGAGAATTTCTTCGTGTTCGTAAACGATTATATCATTAGGTGAATATAATTTCCTATGTGATGGATTGTAAACTTGTGTGTTTTGTGAAACGAGTTGAGTTAAGTCCCCGTCTGATGAATAAATAATTTTCCTTTCGTTGGGTGAATTTTGAGTATAGTAAGCGATGTTGTCATCAGTCTCACAATACTCAAATTCCCCTTGTCTTACATAAACCTCTTCAAGATATTGTTTGATTCTATCTCTCTGATATAAGTAAGATTGTAAATCTTCTTCTGTTCTAACTCTTTGTCTTCTGTTTTCCTTGTAATGAGAATATATTTTTCTTCTACATTGAGATCCTTCTAATCCGTCCCAAAAGACAACAATCTTATCTAATTGGTATTGTTCAAAAGATCTTCTTAAAGTGTTTAGAAAGTGGTAGATACCACCGATGTGCGTTCCTTTATAAAACACGTTCTTTGCACCGTAATAACCAATAGTTAATAGATTGTCTCCATCAACAAGTAAAACCGACATTTGTTAAATTTAAAGATCACTTTCTTCTGTTACAACTTCTACGTCTGCGATGTCTGTAACATTAACACCTAACATCTTACTGATGTAATCACCACTTTCTTTTTTATACTCCTCGATAGATTTCTTCTCTTCAGTGTCTTCTCTACCTGGCATAAATCCGTGTGATGTAACCAAGATACGTCCATCCTCATATCCTAAACCATTGATGTGGTTTTTCATAATTGAGATTTTCGTTCTTGTTGCAATTTTTACTTTTCTCTTATCTTTTGTGATTGAGATTTTTGTTGTTCCCGCTCCTTTTTGATTACCAAATAAGAATACGATACTTGAGTTTAACCAAATTGCTTCTCCACCTTTTGCTTTAATCTTTGGTTGTCCGAAAGGATTATCAGGTAATTCTACCCAAGGTTGGTTAACAATGATTAATGTGTTTGTATAAGGTTTATCTGTTCTTCTTGACCCTGAAATACGTTGGTTGATACCCATTCCAATTTTATCGGCTAATACCGATGCGTTGTGTTGTTTACCACCTTTACCATCGTAAGTCATCTTACATGGAACCGAACCTACCGAATCCCATAAGATTAATAAATCGTGAGGTAAATCTCCTTTCTCTTGTGCGTCTAATAGTTCGTTGATATATTCTGTAATTTGTTCGATATATTCAAAATCACTATTGAAAAGATAGTCTCCATCTTTATTAAACCCCATTAACTCCGCATGATCCCAACTCCATTTTTGTTCGGTAATAACAAACACAGGAACGACTCCTTTCTTTTGTGCATCAACCGCAGCTTTTACAAGTGCTGTTGTTTTACCCGTATCACTATGTCCTAACAACATATTGATGTGTCCCATTGCAGGACCTGGAATACCACAAGCGTCTAAGAAAGCATCTCCCAAATCAAAGAAACGATCTGGTTTATATTCTGCCTCTTTCGAGAACTTCTTTTTAATTGCTGAAAAATCAGTCTTTTTTATACCTGCCATAATATTGTTTTAAAAATGGGGTTTCTGACGTTATCTCCACCCCTCCGTTAATAATTAGAACGGTAAGTCACCGTCTACTTCTGCGTCATCTTGTGGATCAACAACAGGAGTTGAAGACTTCGGTGCTCCGATAGTTTCTTCTGTTGTTAAATTAGAAACCCATTTGCTACTTGCGGTATCCCAACGTGGAACTTCACCTCTCGCAACCATTTCCAAATAATCTTCACCTTTTTTAGAGTAAACATCTGACCAAGTTAACTCATCATCTAACCACGTTTTTGCAACGTCTGCGTCAGTATGTAATGGACTTGGATCGTCGTTTAATACTGAATTGATAACTGTGTATTCTTTACCTGTTCCCGCTTTTGTTAAAGCCAAAGACAAGATCAAATCACGACCATTTTCAGGATTGGTAACATCTCCTTTATTACGGAAGATTGGGAAGATTTTGTCAATAACACCATCACCTTTGTGATTATGTTTAAATCTCCAAAATTTAACTCCATCAGCTTCATGATCACGATCGATCACTTTAACGATATAAAACTTACGAGAACGGTAGTTACGTGCTAATTCTTTGTCAGAATCTACACCACTCATCATCAATCCTTCGTAAACCTCATTTAATGGAGAACGTTTTCCTTCTTGTGCTGGGTCATATAATTTAACCCATTTTCCGTCCACTTGAACTTCGTGGAACTTTACCTCTACGAATGGTGAAGAACCATCTTTTGTAGGTAAAATACGGATACGTCTTTCTTCACCTTTAGAACCTTTTTGTAATACGGTTGTGAAATAACGTTTTAATCTATCCTCTGAGGATATCTTGTTGTTGTTGCCACCTGTGGCGTTTTTGTTTTTCTCGTACTGTGCAAGTACTGCATCAAATGTACTCATAGAATTAAAATTTAAATTATAAAATCATTTATGTTATAATATACATAAAAAAACCCAGACTATAAAATCTGGGTTGAATTATTTTTAAAGTATTTTTTTGTTACCAACTAATCACATAATCGTTATTGGTACCCATGAAATTGTTCTTAGTCTGAATTTTATAACCATAATTTCTTAATGTGGTTACTATTGCGTCATTCACGTATCTTGGGTCTAAAGTAATTTGATATTGTCCTTGAGCTGTTGCTCCTGATATTAAACCATCGATATATGTTAATGAACCTGTTGCTGTATTTGAAGCTGTTCTTGCTGCTGATCCTGATTGCATCTTAAATATTTTTTTTTATTTTTATTCTAATGTTAATAGATATGTTATTTTATTTAATAGTCCTAAAATCTCATCACGGATATTCAATAAATCCGTATCTGTTGAATCAAACTCACTACTCCATTGGATTAACGCCTCTTTAGATGTTTGTAACATGTTCTTTAAATCCAATTCAGATAAATTTACAACGTTTAATGTTTTATCTTCATTTTCTAATTTAAATCTACCGTACTTACCCATCGCGGCCTCAGCAAACGTGTCTGTCAAATCAACTAATCCTTCATATAACTTGTCAAAGGCTTTATGTCTTGCGTAACCTTTGGTTTGCCAATGGTTAATCTTAACTTGAGCCTGAAGTTCCATTAAGAACTTTATTTTAGAAGCTATATTCATCTTTTTGTTCTTCGTTTGGGTTAAATGATGATCTTAATGCGTCAGGAGCGTAGTTTTCAACATCATCCTTAGTTAATACATATTCGTTTTTACCACTAGCTCTCATTTCACCTTGTTTGTGTGCGAAGAACTCTTGTGGTTTTTCATTGAATGGGTATGAATCTAAAGATCTCATTTCCAATTTTTCAATTTCAGTTTTAGGTTTGTTAGCCTCAACTGTTGCTCCTAATTGGTCAATCTTAGCCATAACTTGATCCATTTGAGCCAATTTACTTTCTAAGTCATTCAATTTGGTGAATACGTCGTCCATTTTATTTATAACCGCAGAATTGTCTTGTTTATTATTTTCAAGGTCGTTTTTGATATTCTTAGTCATATTAACTAAATCTGTAATATCCATTTCTTCAGTATCACCACCCATACCTGCTTCATCCATTGGAGGGGTTCCCATATCATCTGCTGGTGGAGGTGGTACATCACCACCCATGTCACCTGCTGGAGGTGGAGGAGGTACATCACCTGCTGGTGGAGGTGGTACATCACCTAATGGATCTTCTGCTGGTGCTGGTGGTGGAGCGTCTTGCTCCATGATCATTTTCTTACTATACTTGTTGATAGCATTAAAACGTTTTACTTCTTCTAATAATTTTTTCTCTAACATGGCTTAATCTTGTAATAATTGTCTACCGTCATTGGTAATATATCTTTTATTTATTCTTTCAACGATACCGTCTTTTTCTCTGATTGTATAACATTCTCCTGTTACTAAATCACATTCTTCTCTTTCCATACCATCATTAGATACGTTTTTAACCTTTTTAGGGTTTAAAAACTGATCCATGGTATTATTTAATCTATTATTTTCCATAATATTTGTTTTATTACTATAAATATCCCAAGTTTTATTAATATTACACTTTCTCCAATTTAAAATAAACAATATCACCATCTTGTAAATCTAAATCTTTCATCAATTTAGGTGATAGAGCAATTCCATATTCTTTTTCATCCCTAATATTGTCAATTGGACCTCTAGCTATTGGTTTAGTTTTATCTGAACTATCTTGATGATTTACTGTTATATTTTTATTTTTATTTGGATTTAGGAAAAGTGTTTTATAATCTGTTAATGTTTCATTAACATCCATTTTATCTAAAATAAATCTGGTTGAATAGAAATAATTTTTATCACTAAATTGTCTAATATTACCCCAAGTAAACGCTGGATCTTGTTTAAAATTAGATTTAGTTATTAAAGACATACTATCTGTATCGTTCATTGAATAATTTGATTCTCCCATTCTAACCACCTGTGCTCTTAACCATTTATCTCCTTTATATTCAACTTGAACAATATATCTAAATTCATTAAATCCATTATATGGTATTCCATTTACGGTTACTCCCACATCGTCTAAAGTAACCTTTTCTCCCGGTACTTTCTTTTTATCAGGACCCATATCATATGTGTATTGACTACCATCGGCAGTGACAATAGATGCACTTGTTTCCGTAACTTTATCTGAACCATTAACCCTATTGATTGCCTTTTGTTGTAGTTTATCAAATAATGTTCTATAACTTGACATAAATGAATCTGTCAAATCTGGTAATGCCGTGTATGGCATTCTTGATCCTTTAAATTTGGTTACAATATTATTATTTCTAATTTCATGACCAACTTCAGTTATCCAATATGTTCCTTTAAACATAGGGATATTTTTTAAATAGAAAAACATCGTAGGTTGTATCATAACATTACCCATACAAGTTATTTCACATGTGTATGCCGCTTGTCTATAATACTCATATAAACCAATATCAACATTATGTGATGATGAACCTGATTCACTTCTAGCTAAGTTTTCTAATACATAAAATGACTCTGTAGTATTTTTAATTGATGCCTGATCTAAACTAATACCTTTAAAAATACTTTGATTTTGATCTCCAAAACTTACTTCAAATGCAACTACTTTATTTGTTTTAGATAAATCTCCTGTTTGAAATACTTTAGGTAAAGTAATCATAACTGGATTGTTATTGGTATTACCAATATTAAAACTATCGTCAGTAAATCTATATTTTTTATTATCTGACATATCAGGTCTTGTCGAATTTTTACCTACATATTGTACAATAATTTTAGGTGATGATTCTTGATAATCAACTTCTAAGAATGTTCCAAATATATTTTGTGCTATTTTTTTGGATGGTGTTAATTTAGGTGTGTTTGAAAAATTTGTTCCATAGAAATTAATATAAGCTGGTAATGCCCTTAAATCAAAACCCGTATCTTGTAATAATATTGATATTGAACTGAATAAATTTTGTTTAATGTTTTCGGGTTCTCCTAAATTAAGTAATCGTGCTATGTCTATATAATATTCATTACCTATGTCTTTATTGGCCTTATCTAAAAATAAAAACTCTTCTAAAAGTGACCTTTGACCTATAGAATTTCCTGCAATCCATTTATCGTTCATAGATTTAAAGAAATTATATAACTCAACCTTTAATGGTTTATTATTATAACCATCAAAAAAATCTATTTTACTTTTAGATTCTTCAATATTAAAAGATGAAAATTGAGGTATCAAAGTACTAAAGAATAATGACATTCTATTATTTAGACCTGTATTATTTTCACTATTAAAAATAATATTTTTATATAGATATTGTTGGAATGTATATTTGTCTCGTGTTCCTCCATTTTTTATATATCCCGCATAAATGTATATTAACGATCTAAACATCAACACATTTGATTCACTTAGTTTAATATTATTATCATCGAAGAAATCTAAATATTCATTATTATTACCAGTATCCGTTAGATTTAAATATGGTCCAACATATAATTGAATATATTTTGTATCTCCCGATTGTGCGGTCAAATCGTAAGTATCGTATTTAAATTTATCTGTTTTATTAATATCAATAAAACCATTAATTACATGTGGGTCTAACTCTTTTGGGTTTCCGATTGTTATGTTTATTAAATCATTATTTGATAATAATGAAGTTGTAATTGTTTTTAATTTTTCAGACTGTTTAATTTTTAAATTCTGAATTTGGGTATCGATATTATCAGAATCACCATTTTTATCATATGAAAGGTTTACAATGTCTCTTAATACTTCTTGGAACTTACCGTATTTTGTTAAACTAAATGATTTATCGGAATAATTTAAATTAACTTTTTCAGACGCAAAGTTTAAAAAGTGAGTTTCAAAATCTTCTAACATTTGTGGATTAAACGTTGCAATTAAATCAAATACCTTTTTGTTGTTACTACTTAAATTATAAAAATTACCTATTGTTCTATTATACTCTTCTGGTGAAAAAAATGTCTCATTACTATATTTGTTATTAATATACTCATCTTCCCAAATAATTCTAAAATTATTTTGTTCTTCTAACGCAAAAGAATTATCACTAAATGGTGTGTCATTATTTACTAATGATTGTTTTTTACCGTGATGTAAGTTACCACCTGTGGACGGTAATAAAGTATACCCATTATTTCCATTATTAACATATTGTGTCCAATAATTAATTTTGTTGGTTCCTCTACTATCGTATTTTTTTAATTTTAATTTTCCATTTGTAATTGCGGTTGTATAATTTTCAGTGGCACCACTTAGATATATGAAGAAACTATCGTTGTTTACTACATTATAAAAAACATTATCATAATAAGGATGTATACCTACATCAGTATAACCACTAGTGTCACCAGTATATTTAACAGATTGAGTTTCCCCTGAATTAGTAAAAAATGTTAAGTTATTTTGATTATCAAAAAATTGTCTTCCGTTTATATTTGTTGTGGTTCCACCTGATAAAAATCCTTCTTTTAGAACAACATTTGAACTGTTTTTTTGAACGTCTAATATATCTTTACCTTCTAATATATATTTTTTGTATCTGTGATAAATTGATCCCCATTTCAACATTAAAAAATAAGGAACATATTGTGACGTGCTAATTTCTCTAAATAATGATGAAACCATTATAATTGATCCTTCATAATTTACATTATCATCTAAATCAACAAAAGGTAATGAATTTAAAAATAAATAAGCTGAAGCGGTATATCTACCGTTTGGTCCGTTGACATCTGTATCCATAAAATCCGCAAACAATTGTTTATGGAAATATGGGGTGTTTAATATGTTAGTTTTATTATTATCAACATTAATTGGCATTGAAAATAAATTACTTGTATAACCCGATTTTACCCAAAATTTAGAGTCTTTTTTACCTGATATTAATCCTTGTGTTGTATCGATTTCTAAAAACCCTTGATATGTAAAATTATCTACTCCAAATTTATCAACAGAGGTCCCATTAAGATTTAAATAACTTAAATATTTCGTTGAACTGAATGGATATATGTTTGTCCTATAATCATCAACTCTATAATTTAATAAATTATTTTTTAATTTTGGGTATACTTCAACGTCATTAAATGTACGGATCGGAAAATATTGTTTAATGGAATATGATTGTGAATAAAATGATTTTAAATAATCTGTTGTTGGTAAACTATCTAAATAATAATTATAACTCTCAAATGGTGCAATTTTCTGTAATTGTAATAAAAGATCAGTTTGACTTTTGATACTATCTTTTAATAATTTTCTTAGATTATTATCTCCTTTTACCGATTCTAATATATTTTGAAATTCAATATTCGCCAATTCTTTAATTGTATCTTTATTAAATGTATCGACTAAATTATATGTTAATGCCCTTTCATAAATTTCATATACAAATGATGATGGTGTTTTATTTACATAAGGTAATATATTAGTAACTGAATTAGCCGTATTGATTTTCTTTATTTTATTAACATCAGTATCAGTTTCAAATTGTGTTTTATTTTTATCAACTCCACTCTCTTTATTTGTTAATGAATCCACTTTATTTGTTGATATTCCAATATATGTTTCAATAAACTCAACTTCAGGCCATCTAACCGGATTATCCGAACCTAATCTAACATGAAAATCGGGGTCTCCAGGATAAATAATTGTATTTTCTTTACCTAAAATAGTTGATTTTAATTCCGGCCACGGATATATCGACTCTCCTTTTGATTCTTTAGAAAATTCACCTACTACTTTTTTTCTTGTGTCCGCCTGATCAATTGCTCTTCTGTGTACGTCTTTCATTAAACGTATTAGAACTTCAGCATTGGCCAATATAACTGCAAAAATATTTCTAATTGTGGGTTCAAATCCAAAACCGTTCTTTTTATTACGAACAATTTCGTTCATTTTTTTCTCCACATCATTTTCCAATCTATTTCTTTGTTGTTCAAAACTTCTTCTAACGTCTCGAATATCATCGACTAATTTCTCAATTGCAACCGCAACAAATTTTTGGTCATCGGTTGTGGTATAACCACTTATTCCCTCTATTTTGTTAATACCTAAACTATTTTTTGAAAAAACAGAAGTTGTATTATTAATTAAAGATGGTTGTTGTGGTTTACTTGATAAAAAATTAGTAAACATTTGATTTTCATTTATTTTTTTATCATATAATTTTAATAAATTTTCTAATGTTCCATTACCATCACCTATTACTTGTGTTGTTTTCTTTTTGTCCTCGTTATTAACATAAAAATATTGAACTATTGTACCGTTCGGTTGCTTGGAGTTTAATGAATTTACAGGAGTGTTAATTAAATTACTTGATGCCCACGATCTAACTGACTTTTCATATTCATCTATAGTTTCACCAAATTCTTTTGTGGCAGCAAATAATCTCATGTCAACCACTTGATCAAATATTTGTTTTTCCAATAAAGAATCTAAATTAGATGCAATAGTTAAAATTTCTCTAACTGTTTTTACTGGAAAATCTTTTGGTATAAGTCCTTTTAATTTATATTCATTATAAACTGTCTTTAATATTTCGTACCCTCTTGAAGATTTTTTTAATTCTTCTTTTTCTAATCCTAAAGTTTCATTAAAACGAGTTGTTCGTGTTGACTCATTAGGAAAAAGATATGGGGCATTTAATATTCCTTGTAATGGAATATCGGACAACCACGCATATGTTGATCCAACGAATGTTGTACTAACTTCAAAATTACCACTAGATTCATTAAATTTACTTGTAAACTTAACTAAATGAAGTCTATATTTGATCGCTTTACCATAATAACCTTTTACCGTTAAATAAAATATTGGCCAAGGTATATGAAAGAATGCTTTATATGGTGAATTTTCAGGTGATTCAAATAATGTTTTACCTCTTACATCAATAAAATTTATTCGAACTTGTGGTATCGCATTAAATCCTTTAATTTCTATTGAAATACTATCGATACCAAAGGACTGTCCAGTTTTATCTGATTGAAAAAATTCACCTGTTGGATTACCTTTATTATCTTTTTTTTCTTCTGTATTTAAAAATGAGTCAGTCCATGTTGTATCATAGTCTTGTCCGTCTCCATTTTTTAGAAAATTAAGGGTTCCACTTGCAATACTTGTTAATGTGTTAGTTTCATTATCTGATACTAAAATAGATCTTGGAACGATGTCCGCCTCTAAATTAACATACATGATTAACTTTTCCGCTTGTATGTTTCTTGGGTTTACATTTCCATCCGCGTCAACAGTTGAGTTTGGGTCAATATAAATTAAATTATTTTGATCAACTTTTACTTGTATATCTTCAGTATTTGTTACGTTATTTTTCACCATAATATAGATTATACAATTCTACACCTCTTTTATAATCTTGTAAAGAGCTAATTAATGGGTACGGTATTCTTATGAAGAAATTATCTGGTATATCAAATTCTAAACTTCCCGCCTGTGGATTTGCTAACATAATTAACCATCCAAAAGTGGGTCCACCATAATATTCTTGTGACATTTTATCTAATCTGTCTTTACCTTTCTTAAATAAAATATATTTATCCGTTCCTTTAATTGGGATTTCAATTCCCGGTACAATTCTAAATGTACCATCATCTATAAAAAACTGATACCTATCAAAATAATCCCTACTCATTTTCTATAATAGTTTAATTTATCTGTCACATTATTTGATGATCCGAATAACTTTTTAACTTCATCTATAATAGTTATTACAGTTTCTTCTGATTCTCCCATTGGTTCCAAATCAATCTTAATTTGTTTATCATTTTTACGAACAGGATCTTTACTAAATTTAATATTAATTTCCGATGGTTGGTATAGTGATTGATTTAATTTTTTAGTTATTCTGTCCAAAAGATCATTATCCGTTGTAGATAAAGTAGTTCCTATTTTACTAACTATAGATGATTTATCATCGTAAAATAATACTCTTATAATGTCTTCAGCAATTTCAAATGTATATTGTATATTTAAAAAGTTAATTGAAGTATCTAATTTAGAATACATCTTTTCGGTATTCTTTTTTATATGTTCAATACAATCACTATAATTTGAATAGAAGCTTACTTTTCTTTGTTCGTCTGTTGTTCCGTCTAATTTATATATATTCTTTGTTACTTTTTCTTTTTCAATTTTAACATCTCTAGCGTATTTTGTAATAAAATTAACATTATCAATAGATTTAATTAATTCATTTCTATTATTTTCAAAATCTGTAATATTTTTAAATGTTGATAAATCAATCATTTTTGATGGTATTTGTTCTATCACATACGAGTGTAGAACATTAGCAACATCATCTTTTATATTTAATGGAATGGTGTCCTCAAGTTTCAATATCTTTAAAATATAATACTTATCTGATAAGAAGTTAAGGTCATTTAAATAAGTTTTTAACGAATCGGCGGTGTGATTACATAGTGAAGGTAAACTAGAATTGTTAGGATATAATCCAAATAAATTTAAAGTTGTTGCCGCTCCACCGGTTTCCACATCATAAACATTTATTTTACGATAATCTTTATTAAAAACTAAATTTGTTAAATGTTTACCATATTTTGTTAGAGTACTATTATAAAAACTTTCATATGAGACAAAATATTGACTTGTATTTTTATAAAGATTATCAATAACGGTCGTATAATCTAATGCCGATCCATCTATCAAAGCACCAATATATTGTCCTTCAGATACGTTATTTTTACTAGGACTATCTTTTAGTAATGTTGGTGGAAATAATTTATCGTTTAAACCTTGTATGAATTCTTTTGTAAATTCATTTGCATCCATACCTCCTATTTTTGTATTAGTAGATTCAGATCTTTCGTCGTACATTTCAGTATTTGCGTAGAAATTTGACGATAACGCATTTTGTAATCTTTCAATAGGTCTTTCTAAACCTTGTCCACCTAAGAAATTCAATTGTATTGTTACAGTTGCAATCATAGGTTGTATTCCAATACCTTCAGAATTCAAATCCCATACGTTTTCTTCAAATTGAATATTAAGATCTCTAATAACAACTTTTGAATTATAGAAATCACCAACTCTTAACACACAAACAGGTGGGGGTCCAAATGTTGTATTTCTCGCATTTATATCGGAATCATCAGATGATCCTTTTATTGGTATTGTGTTGCCTGGTCTTAAACATTGTTGTAAAAACGTCAATCGTGAGTTCAAACCTTCAGGAGTCATTGAGTGAAATCCAGGATGAAAATATCTTAATTTTTCTTTTAATGAACTATAAATCATTGGAGACGTTTCTTCTAATTTCTTAAAATAAAACTCTTCAGATAATGTTTTCATTATGATTCTTTTCATCAAATCAATAGGTGGTTTAGTTTTGTTAGTACTAACATTACCCGTAGGTGACATTCTTATACTAGACACGTTTGAAGGTCCATCTACATTCGTTTTAGTATCGTAATCGATTGATACTGTAGATTGTCTACATCCATATGATAATGGTGAAAATCGGTTTAAATTTGGAGTTTCATACGTTACTCTACCACAGTCAACATTATCTACGTTTTTTTTCTTTCCGTAATTAATTGTTCTAAAAATTATAGACTTATCTAAACCATCAAAACCTAAATCTAAGTTTAAGGTATAATTAACTTCAATTGGAAACACTTCGAATCCTGGTGAAAACTCTTTCGATGTTACGTTTTTAAACTCCCACTTATCTTTTATAAATGGGTTTAATGTTTCTATAACATATTTAACAATAGAATGTGATCTCCTCATAGATAAGTTATAATCACTAACATCATCTCCTGTAGCTGAAGTTGTAGATCCAATTAAAACAACAATGTCACTATTTATATTTTTATTTTCTATATTTGTTTTTAATTTTTTAATTGCCGCTTTAAAACTATCAAAGTTTGTTTGTTGATTTTCAAAAACTTTTAATAAATCATCTTTAACATTTTGAATTGATTGTGTCGATTCTGGTCCGCTTATATTATCTTTTCCAAATACATTAACTAAATCTGTTTTTTTATTTTGACTAATAATAGTGATTAATGCGGTCTCTAATCGAGCCAATGCAGTTTGTTGATTTGTTGTTCCACTTAAACTTTGGGCAATATCATTATAATTCTGAATTGATTTAAAACTTGTTCCACTATCACTATCTGGATCTGAATTAGGGAATATTAATTTTACCTTTAATGATTCATTTTTCTTATTAGCATCGTTTGTTGAACTTCCTTCAGGATTATTCCCCACTATAGTCGGAACAGCATCTTTTAATCGATTAATGTCATTTGGATTTTTATTGGTGTTTAAATAATTCTGTATTGCAGTAATATCATCTTCATTTAAATTTGCGTATGTTCTTATTAAACTATAAAAATCAATATCTTTTGCTCCCGCAAAAAATGAATTAATATAATCATCCGCCTGTTCATCGTTTAAATTTTTAAAATGTTCTCTAACAAGTAAATTCATAATACTTGGGTGATCCACAACAATTTTAAAATTTAATGTTCCACTTCTTTCAGTATTTTGATATGTATAAATTGGTTCGGGTCTACCTAAAAACGTATTAGATTCCCATTTAGCACTATTTTGTTCAGATACTTTTAAATCATATGGTGGAAACCACATTACTCTACCTCCGTTAGGTCCTCTTTCTGAGAAAGGTAAATCATTTACTGTATAACCTGGTAATGTTGATGAACCCCATGCTAAATTTTCAATTGACAACATATACTTTTTAGCATAAAAATTTTTCTCTCCTCTAACAATATTTGTTGAACCTGGAAATTCAGGGTTAGTCGTTCCGTCCGACATAGGAGCCATATTCAAATTCCATGTATCTGACATAACACTTCCATCAAAACGTCTTATACCTTTTCTTCTAAATGGTGTTTCTTTTCCCTTATAATATGGTTTATCTTCCGTTTCCTTATAAAATGGCATTGTATTACCATAATTAAAATATGGTCTATCTTTAGTCCATACTCTTGCATATTCAACACCTATATCTCTACCTGAATTATCTATATATTTTACACCTGAACCTCTTGATATTAATGTGTCTCCATCTTTAAAATATCTACTTGTTTGATCAATAACGTGACCGATATGTGCTAAAGAATCTCCACCATTTTGTGGTTTTGAATCTAATATTTGTTGAGTAACTTCTAAAATTGAATCTGGTCTAAATTTATATCTTGTAGATAAATCTTCATTAATATTTTGTAAATTTACACCTTTGGTTGTTCCATTTTTACTAGCCCATGTTAATTTACCACCTATTTTACCTCCCTGTGTAATATTTTTATTACTATGAAAAAGTTCAGCAGCAATTGTATCAAACATTAATGAAAGATAATAACTACTTCTTATTGGTCTACCACTAAATAAATCGGTAGTGGCGTTTTTAACATTATTTGCTCTATCATCTCCAATATATGCAGCTCCGGCTGGTGCCTCAACACCTAATATACTTTTAACACCTTGAGCAACCATACTCGGTATTCTACCTAATCCGGTTGACATTTGAGATCTTGCACCTGTTGTATAGTTAGGAGCATAAGCGTTGAAACTTAATAAATCAAATAATCTATACTTTGTGGCATCTCCCATATTTTCAATTAATATGTCGGACGGTTTTCTTGTTGGTAAAGGTCTTCTTTGAATACCTACAATTGAACCTAATACCCCCGTTAAATCTTGCCATACTTTAGTCCCCGTAGAAACGTCTGTAGGTCTTACATTAATGGGTGCTCTTGGGTTTGTTAAGTAATCTCCAGGTATTGTACTAAACGGTAATTGTGTTCCCGCCACGGTACCTAAAAAATCAATTCCTTTACCTAATATACTTCTAGATGCGGTAATTTTTTCATTACCCTCAATTAAAGGTTGTTTACCTCTAATAATGTTTATTAGTGTGTTAGTATTACCTAATAATGCTTCTCCTATTTTATTTTTAGCAACCGTTGCGGTATATAAATTTTGATTAATTCTTGCTAAAACAGGACCATTACTATTGGTTCTAATATTATGTGCTGCAAACTTAAATAATTCGGATTCTGTATCATAACTTCTAGTGGCCATAATACTAATCAAATTTTCGTCCGTCTTTACAAAATATGGATATAAATTTAAATTTGCTCTTCTTGGTAAATCTGCTATTGTTTCTTTAATGAAATATTCCGTTGGTTTAAAAATATTAGATTTTTGAGGAACCAAAAGATCATTCTTTCTATTGTCGTCGACTTGAGGAAGTAATAGATTTGGACTGTCTCCTAATGTTTGAATACTATAATCATCACTTTTAAAGGTTTTAGGAGACGGACTTCTTCCGTAAACAGGATCTAAGGTCCTATTTAACATTCTATCTCTAATGTCCTTAGTAGCGTCAAAACTTAAGTATTTTGGCATTATCTTCTTTTATCTATAAATAGATAATATATGATTTTAATTATTTTTTATTGTGTAACATAATATAAGGAGTTCCTTTAACATTAACCGCTGGTTCCATGTTAAATCCTTTATTTGTAACTTCTATTTGTGATTTTATAACAAATTCATTTGTTCTAGGATTTGATCTTTCGTAATAATCTTTTTTCTCTTTATCATAAGCCTCAAGACGATTTCTTCCAGTTTCATCTCCTGTGAGATATTTTCTTAAATTCTCTGCTTGTTTGTTCATCGCATTCTCTAAAACTGAACTATAACCTCCTATAGTTTTGGCAAACTTATCTATTTCATTACCGAAACTTGTCGGTATACCTTTTAATATTTTATCTGAAAAGTCTGTTGCATATTTTAAATTATCTTGTGCTATTTTTTCTATAGAAATAGTTCCTTTATATCTTTCGTCATTATTCAGACCTTCATTTCTTCCAAATGAACTATCTTTTACGTTCTTAACACTTTTTAGACCTGCACCTTGCATCACATTTAATATCTGTTTAACTGTAGAAAATTGTTCTTTGGCAATTTGCTCAGGGCTCATATTCTCGAACGCCTTCCTATTTTCTTTTAACACATCTATTTGTGCTTGTGTTAATGAATCTAATGTAACTTCTGTTTGTTTACCAAATTTATCCGATAAACTTTCAGGTATGGTAATTGACATTTTACCATCCTTCATTTGTGACATATTTGTAAGAAACTCTCTATCCTTACTATTCATATCAAACCCTTTAGCTAATAAAACGTTATTAGCTAGTATTCTTTCTTGAGCAGCAATTGCTGTTTTATTTAAATCACCGGTTGACATACCTAATTTATCGGCCATCTCTTTTGCTCTTCTTAAATTTGCACCCGTAACTTCAAATTTTCCTTGCTCCTTATTGTATGTCGCTAAACCACCCGCAGCACCAATTAACGCATCTTGTAAACCTTCAACGTTATTTGTTGCCATATACATTAACTTAAGTGGATCATTAAAATCACCAATTGCACCACCTAATACTTGTAAATTTGCAGTTAATTCAATTGCACTATCAGGACTCATAACTTTATCCGCAATCTTAAATACGTCATTCATATTCGTTCTAAATTCAAGAGATTTTTGTATCATTCTATTTAATCCTTGAACACCAGCCGAAAACCCATATTCGTTTAATTTACCTAAATCTTTTTGCAACATTTCTGTTGTTTTCTTTGCATTTAAACCTAAAGAAATTGACGATCTACCTGCCGTATCAATTTTTAATAAAGTATCGGCAGCACCAAATCCCACTTTTTCAAATTCACTCATTGTCTCCGACATATCTCTTAAAGAACTACCAAACGCCCTAGTTGTCACTAAAGAGTTTTCCATTGTTTTTTGAGATAATAAGTTAAATCTACCGGATTTTTCACCCAACCCCGTAACTAATTCCCCCAAATTTTCCATATCAAACCCTAAGGTTGCTGCCATAGGAACGGTCTCTAATATGACATCTCTATATGCTCTCGATAGTTCTCCTGTAATACCTATTTTTTCATTAATAGTTGTATGTAATTGAGACTCTCTTTCTAATTGTTTGAATATTTCCTTTTCAAGTGTTAATAATGTTGTTGCAGGATTTAATAATCCCTTCATGTCAACTTTAAATTCACTACCCATTTCTGATTTTGATGAAACACTTTTTGCCATTGCATCACCGACATCTATTGGGTTTGTTAAACTTCTATATGCATTTTGTGTAGTTGATGTAGTATTTGATTGTATTGATCTTCCGTATCTAGATTGTCTACCGATCCAACTCTGTGTTGCAGGATCATTTCCACCATCATTCATATAAGCACCAACAGCAGAATTTTTATCTGCATAATTGTTTACGTAATATTCTTTATCTCTTACCGCCATACCTATAAATACTATTGAGTATTATTTTCCAACTCAATTATGTAATTTACATAATATCTACGTAAGTGAACCGGCATTGTTAATAAATCGCCGTAAGAAAACCCTTTTTTAATTAAAAATAAAATTTCGTCTAACTGTCCTTTCTTATATTCCATAGAAAGGGCGAAAAAACTCTACCCCAAATCCAATTCTAACTTGGACATCTTCTCCTGATGGGGTTCTTACTGTTTGGGTTAAATCTAACCCGGGTTTATTATCTTTTACAAATTTCCTAAAATCTTGTGAATCTTTAATTGGCATGGTTTCAATAAAACCTCTAATTTTTAACGCATCTCTCACTCCACCAACAGATTTAATCATCATCTCAAGTTGTTTGGTTATAACAGGTGCAACACCATTACCATTCCAACTCTCTTTAATTTTTTCAATTTCATCTTCTTGTTTTTGTGTTAAAAACTTGAACGTGATTTCTGTTTTACTTTTTTCTAAATAATGACCGTATTCTCCGTTTGTATCTTCTACTAAATTAAAATCTTTTATTTTTAATGAACCTAAATCTACCTCAACGGTAAATTCATTTCCAGTTTTATCGTCAGTAATTGTTAAATTATAATCAGAACCAAATGCCGTATTTCTTAAAAATATTAAAATTGCTTGTCTATCTTCCTCAACAATTTCTTCTATGTTTAAATCTTTATCTAAAATTTTTCTTTTTAAAAGTTCAGTAATAACGGTATTTGTATTTAAAAAACTTGGGGATGATAAAATGTTCTCATCTGAAGCCGTTAAATAAGCCACTCTTACCGATTTTTTCTTATTCGTATAATGAATACCTTTACTTGGTAATTCTATTACATCATAGGCGATCGCCGGGTCAATTCTAGTTTCTTCCATAATACTATAATTTACTTAATAACTACTTCAAAGTAAAGTTTTTAAAAAAGAAAAACCGATAATCTTTTGAACTATCGGTTTTCGTATATGAAAATCTGTAATATTAGTATATTAAAATACATCTATCCATTCTCAAAGAACATGTAATATTAGCTAATTCATCTCTGTTATAGTCTAATTCACCAAAGTTCAAGTCAGTTAAAAAACAGTTTTCTAATAACCATTTTTCAACTACTACTCCTGTTGGGTCTAACATCTCCAATTCAATATCCTTTTTATAACCTGCAGCATAACCCATACGACCTGTTACAGATTCAGCATGTAAACGGAACCATTCCATTAAAGCTTGAGAAGCTGAAGGTCCAATTGGATCTCTAAAAGTCATTTTAATTTCATTCCACTCAAATCTACCTGCAACATATGTTGATGTGTTCAGGAAAGGAATTGCAACTGAATTGATTTTAGCACTTGGTCTTGACGCGGCAGATACATACCATTCGTTTATACCCAAAGATGAGTTGAATCTTACGATAAATCGGTTGACCCTTTTCGGTTCGTAAGGTGTCGGCATTTTCATTAATAAATCGGCCATATTGTGTGTTTGTTAAGTTTTGTTAGTTATTTACTTTCTAATAAATATATCCAAAAGGAAAATAATTTTATTTTGAATTAATTATCTCAAAAAGGTTGTTTATGTCAATTATTTTTCGTAGTTTTTTACAGGCCCCAGTATCTAGTTCCAGTTTAATACTCTACTTTAATAAATAATATATCATTAATAAATACTAGTGTATCTAGTTCCAGTATTCTGGGTAAAGTATAATTATTTTTTTGTTATACATATGTTCCACGTGGAGCATTAAAAAAGGGCACCATTTCTGATACCCTTCTTATTTTTATATCTCCTTTTAGATTAGATATTTTCAAATGAAGCTCCTGTTGGTGTAATAATGAATTCCACATCGATATATTCAAGAGAACGAGTTGGTTTAATGTAAATCTTACCTCTCATTGTGTTTGCGTCGATATCCTCAGGATCGTTAGAAACTGTTACACGGAAGTCATACAAACCTCTTTCTTTCTTAATTGCGTCCAAGATAGGGTTTACCAATCTTAAGAATTCATTTCTTACTTGGTCATCGTTTTGTTCAAACAATAATCTTACAGAAACTGCAGAAATTAACTTTCTTGCTCTTAATAACAATCTTCTTACGTTGATTCTATCTAAAGCGGATTCTCTAACTTGTAACGTTTTGTTACCCCAAATAATAGTACCTGTATCAGAGAATGTAGCGATTGGGTTAATTCTGTTCTTATATAATACGTCTCTATCATCTAAAGTCAATTTTTTAGTTGCTTTGATCGCATTTACTAAACCTCTACTATAACCCGCAACCGCGAACCAAGGATAAGACACGTTGTCAGTTAAGGCAATGTTCTTTACAACCTCACCTGTTGGTGGGATATATAATTGAGTTGCATTATCTGTATCTCTTACTTGAATCCAAGGCCAATATGTTGCAGAATAGTTAGAATCTATACCCGCGTCATCTAAAGCAGATACAATAGAATCTGTTGCAGTTGCCCCTGTGATATTTGGTGAGTTCATAATATATAATGAATCAGCTCTTTCAGTTTCAATCATATCAATCGCTTGATTAACTAATGAACTATGATCTTGGAAGTTAATACCAGGTGTTGCAAATACGTTAATATCTACAGCTTCAGGATTTGAATACGTCTCAATACCTTGTAAGTAAGCGTAATAGTCAGAATTACCTACTGAATCACTAAACACTCCTCCGGGGGTTGTATGTCCTAACTTATAGATAGATTTACCAAAAATATAACGATCGTCGTTAGTTCTTATTGATCTATATATATCCCAACCATCCCTACCTCCATAAACTGCAAAAGTGAATTTACGGAAATTAATATTAGTTAATTTATTATTACCATTATTATTAAGCTCATCTTGACCTTCTAAATCATATGGTGTTGTTTGGAAAGTTGTTGTTCCAGTAATTGTGGAGGCGTTTACAGACAAATGGAAACCAAATGTTTCTGTTGTTGCCATCTCACCTTTATATTTTAATAAATCTCTATCGAATCCAACAGCGTCAGATAAACCTAACATAACTTTTCTTACCTTATCTCCACCTTCAATATTAGGTGAACCATTCACATCGTAAGTTTCAACATCACCCGCATCGTTATATTTTGTTTTGAATATTACATTACCTAATCCCATATTAATTCCTGATACAGTACCAAAGTTTTTGTTGTTTGCAAAACCTCTAAAACCAGCAGGAATAGCATCTACAGGTGCTCCGTCCGCCATAACCAACATAATTCTTTTAGAAACTAACGCGTATTCACCATCAGATGTACCGATTTTCTTACCTATATAACCTGGAGTATCTGGATTCATAGAACATCTTGAATATTTTTCAAGAGCTACTTGATTCTCATCAGTATCGTTAAAATCACGAACCACTAAATCAAACTCCATAGTTTCTAAATTAATATTTTGAATATTGATTTTTACTTCAAAGTTAGCAGCCTCTCCGTCGGAGATTGTAATAACTTGAAATAAATCAGCAACATTACCACCACGAACTTCAGAAACAACCATCGGTGAAATTGTTGTATCCCATGGTTTTAAGTAATTATATGAATTAGAATCTTCTTCTGATTCATATGAAACGTCCATAGAAATACCTCTTACTAATCCTCTTTCAAAGGCGGTTCCTAAATAATTAGGATATGATTCATGTACATATACCGGATAGTCACCTTTATCTTTATCAAATACATCAGTTCCTAAAACTTTAGAAATATATTTTGATGATGATCGATTTAATGAACAAACAAATTGTTTAACTCCACTTGTCGTACCTGTTACGTTGATTGAAAACTCACCCATTGGGTTTGTATTCATATCAGATCCCGTAACACCTGATAATATGAATTTATTATCATCCTTAACTTCATGTATTAATGTTTGTCCGCTATATATACCTCTTGATCTTATTGCTGCAACCACTACATTATGGTATTCATCGGCTAAAAGTGCTTCCCAATCAAATTGAGTAATTGACCATTTGTTAGTTGAATTTGTAAATGTGAATAAATAAGAATAAATACCATTTACACCGTCACCGTCTGGAGGAGTGACCAAACCATCAGATTGGTGATGCATTGTATTCCACCATTCTTTTGTATTATTACTATTACTATATTTTTCTCCAGATAATGGAGATACTAATTCTGTACCATTTCCAACAATTGCACTATCTTCTGTTCCTTCCGTATTTCTTCCTATCCAAAAATATTCATTAGTTGATCCGGTAGTTGAACCTTCATAATCACCGTAATTATCTTTTAAATATGTTACAATATCAGTACCATCAACAGATGTTACACCTGACAAATGAGCAATAATTTCATTTAATGAATTTATTGAAGATCCGGTTTCTGTTGTTGTAATTCCTGTTGTTGTAATTGTTACACTACCAACTTCATTAGTTACGCCAGAATACCCTTCTAAAATTACACCACCTACGGTTTTAATACCGAATGTTTTATATGGTCTATAACCTGTAAGACCCAATACTCTCGTTACGAATAATTGATTAGATTCTTGTAAATATGATTTTGCAACATATCCTAATTCATATTTTGGATTACCGTCACTGAACTTTTCAGGTGAAGTAGATCCAAAATACAATTTGAATTCGTCAAAATTTGAAATTAAAATAGGTTCGAAAGCTGGACCTTTTAAAGTCTCACCAGCTAAACCTAATGTTGTAACACCTACACTCTGTGCTACAAATGTTAAATCGAGCTCGGATGTATAGACACCTGGAGACACGAAAACTCTGTTATTACTTGCCATTGATTTTTGTTTGGTTAATTAATTTTATTACTTATCTTATAAATATCTTTGTTTTTATCAAAGATTTCCCAACTTTTCTTAAAAAGATAGTTATTTATCTTTTAATATCTTTTATATGGAAAACACTCAAAAAAACGTTAAAATAAGTGGGAAACACCACGAAATGTTAAAAAATTACTGTGATAAAAATGGTTTAAAAATCTATAAAGTTTTAGAAAAACACATAGAAGAACTTTGTAAACCTAAAAAGAAGGACATATACGGGGATGATTAATAAAGATAAACAAAATCTAAAGTGGCACCGAATACAGGAGCACTTGTTAGTGTTATTTGTTTTTGTCCTGTTATTTCATATCCCTCATCACTAAATTCAATAAGTCCATTTGTGGTAACACTAATAACACTATTAATCTTTTCTTGTAGATCAAAAACTAAGTTGACTCCATTGAAATTAAAACTTTCACGACCAACCTGTAATTCATTACCGTTTTGGTCATACATTTTGTTATTTCTACCTTTATAGTAACTTACAACAATTACATCACCTTGTAATGGGGTTCCGCTAAAATTTATGTTTGATAATCCCCCAAAATGAGAATGTGAATAATGTACGTCTTTTTCCTGTACAATTCCATTAATTGATACGTTAAATAAAACTGTTATATTCTCACCTACACTATATATTGTACTAGTACCATTTGATATTAATGTGGCTAACGTTATATCAATTGTTTTAGATATATATTTTTTAGTTAAACTACCTCCACCTTTCATCGATTCATTTACGATAAAAGCTCGACTAATAGCTGGTTTAACCTCGAATTCATCACTATCAATTAAAAACCCTAACATAGTACATTTATATGTTTGCATATAAAATCTACGACCATCAATTGTTTCCATAGGTGTATTGTCTTCTATTGTGTCTAAAACAATTGGAATATAATGACCTTTAACTTGAGTGTAATCTTGTCTAGATGAAAAATTTTGTAAAACTAATTTATTAAATTTATTTAAATCTCTAAACTTATTACAAACAATAGTAATATCATATGTAATATCACATGGAATCGGTTGTGGTATTTTATAAATGTCCGCTCCCATAGAATTACCATTCCAAGTTGGAACTGTTGCATAATGAAACTGATGTCTATCAGGAATAGTTCTTTGTATTGACGGGTTTGTACCAAACTGTACGTCAGGTTTTCTAATGATTGTAATAAATGGTAATTTTACATTACCGTCAGAATCTGAAAATTCCCAATTGTTTGAAAATTCACCCCATCTTTGAATTGTTAATATTTTATCAATAACAGGTATTTGTACACCATCAGAAACAACTTTAAATGTATTTTTTACATAATCCAACATACCCCTATCCAAATCATCATGTAAAATAGAGTCAGGTAAAAAAGAATCGGATTTTGTAATCATATCCAATAACTCCTCTCTTCTTTTTAATATACCTTCACCTTGGTAAGTATCCTTACCACCGTAAACGTTGATCATGTTTTTTCTTTTAGGTATTCCCATATTAAACTCCTCTAAATTCACCTTCTTGTGTTGGAGCACAAACTATACTTCTATAGTGTGGTTTGTACCCAAACATTTTATGTTTATTATCCGATGTAATTCTACCGTCATTTGTAACGGTATAATATCTTAATCTTTCTTCTGAATCCGCATAACCAATATAATCACCATATCTAATATCAACACCCAATTCATTAAGGTGTGTAATATAAACCGATAATATCATATTACCTGGCTCATTATATCTCATAAGACCTTTTGTGTATGATGAATTTTTTGGTTCATCAATTTTAACCAACGCATTAAACTCAACGGGAGGAAAAAACTTAATTTCATCCATTCCCGCCTCGGCGTATACGTCGTCATTGTCGGTCTTTTGTCTATCAACACGATATAAGACCAATTTCATATTTAAATCCCCGTGTAGATACTCCTGACCCATCTGAATGTTAATATCAAAGTCATCTTGGGAGAAGAATTTACCTAAACGAGTAATTGGTAGTTTATTGTTCATATCCTAATAAATAGTTTAATCTTCCATTCTATTTAGTTATATTATATATAATAGATGGAAAAGAAAATACCTGAGGTTGAAGCAAGGGAAATATTAAATGAATATGACGGATCTAATAATGTTTTATTAGAATACAAACGTAAATTTGTGGAAGTTAAAAACTTTAAATTAACTCGTCCACAGTCGGAATACGTTATCAAATATAAAGACACCTCCCCTAAAGTTGCTCGTAAACACATCAATATCGTTTCCACATTTGGTGAGAAATTAATGGAAGAAATGTTATTACCATTACCACCCGAAAAAGTGTGGTGTGAAAAATTGTTATGTGAATCCGATAAAGCATTTCATATTTGGGGTAAAGTAATTGATAGTCAACAAAACCACGCAATGTGGTTACCTAAGTCTGCAATTGTTCAAGAAGAAAAAAAGTTAAATCGTGTAATTGATTATAGTCCGTATGATAATCGTCCCCCTATGGAACACCAGAAGGTCGCCATAGAGAAATTATTAGCAAACAATAAGTTTATATTAGCTGATGATATGGGTCTCGGAAAAACGACAGCAGCGGTTATTGCGTCAATGGAAAGTGGTGCGAAGAAAGTTTTAATTGTTTGTCCCGCATCCCTTAAAATAAATTGGGATAGAGAGATTAAAAATTATACAGATAGGAAAGTTTTAATTGTTGAAGGTCGTAAATGGGGGTCTACTTTTGATTACTACATTATCAATTATGATATATTAAAGAATTATCACACCACAGAAAAAAGTGAAGATAGTGATGACTATAAATTATTAGTAAATGAAAAGTTTGATTTAGCAATTGTGGATGAAGCACATTACGTTAGTAATAGTACAGCAAACAGAACTCGTTTATTAAATGACGTATTGGAAACCATACCACGAGTTTGGTTATTAACAGGAACCCCAATGACATCGAGACCAATTAACTATTTTAATTTATTAAAGATTGTTGACTCACCTTTAACATTAAATTGGCAATCATACGTTCGTCGTTATTGTAAAGGTTATCAATTCACGGTTGGAAATAGAAAAGTGTGGAACACAAGTGGGGCAAGTAATTTAGATGAATTAAGAGAAAGAACTAAATCATATGTTCTTCGTAGAATGAAAACTGACATTTTAGATTTACCTGAAAAAATTGTTACACCTGTATTTGTAGAATTAAGTAGTAAAATGTATGATGAGGAGTTAGAAGAGTTTACAAGAATTAGTAATGACAATAAAGATAAAGAAACATTAAGTGTAACATTAAATCGTTTAATGAAAATTAGACAACTTATTGCTTACGAAAAAATTCCATATACTTGCGAGATTATAGATAAATGTTTAGACCAAGGAAAAAAAGTAATCGTATTCACCAACTTTACAATGTCATTGGATATGTTACATGAAAAATACAAAAAGAACTCTGTAATATTAAATGGTAGTATGTCTAAAGAAAAGAAACAAGAGAGTGTTGATAGATTTCAAAATGAAGATAAAATAAAAATATTTATTTCTAATATCATTGCTGGTGGTGTCGGTATTACATTAACTGCGGGTGAGGTTGTTGTAATGAATGATTTATCATTTGTACCTGCTCATCATAGTCAAGCGGAAGATAGAGCATATCGTTACGGACAACAGAATAGTGTATTAGTTTATTATCCCGTGTTTGAAAATACGGTTGAAAAAATAATATACAATATATTACAAAAGAAAAAGAACGTCATTGACCAAGTTATGGGTGACGGAGAATATTCCGAATCGTTCAGTAAAGACCTACTTAAAAGTCTCTTTTAATTCTTTAATTTTATCAGTTAATAACTGATCTAACTCCTTATCTTCAATATCAGGAATATTAACTATGATGGTTTTAGGGTCTAAAGTATAGTCTATAAAGTTAGTTTCCCCCTCTTTTTGTAAGTGGAATACAAAATCGTTAATCCCACAGATACTGAATAATTCGTTTAGTTTCTCGTTCATAATAGAAATATAAGATATTTATAAGAATAAATCAAATTATGTCTCAAATTATTTCACAAGCGGAAAAGGATAAATTATATACTCAGGTCTTTCATCTATTAGGTATGCCAGTTCGTGGTATTGAACTTACCGAAGAACAAATGGATACCTTCATGGAATTGGCTTTATCTGAATACGAACAATACGTTAGTGATTGGTTGATTGAATCTCAGTGGTCGGCACTTGCGGGATTAGATATAGATACACAATCATTATCAAGAGCTTTTACAACAAGAAGTTTAGATTACGAAACACAATATACTCACTCATACTCCAAAATTGTAGGTTTACAATCTGGTGGTGATTGGGAACTAAAAAAGGATTATTTTACACTTTCAGGAGAAACTCAAGTTTATGAAATTCCCGCTGGCCGTGAAGTAAATGAATTATTATGGTTTGCTCGTGCTGAATTAAGTGATTCATTTGTTGATCCGTTTATGGCGGGATTTGGTGGTCTTGGTGGATTAGGTTTCGGTGGTGCCGGTGGATTTGCACAAATGGGTAATGCTGGATCTTACTTTATGACTCCCGCATTTGACTTATTATTAAGAATGCAAGATAGAAGTATTAAAAATAGACTAATTGGTGGTGATTTAACTTATAGAATAACTGCAGGTCCTGAAGGTAAAAAATTAGTTCATTTATATAATGTACCGGGTGGTAAATTTGATTTTGGTTCAATAAAACAAAAAAATTATAATGTTTGGTATTGGTATTATGATACTATGGATAGAGATTCATGTCTTAAAGATAATAAAGACGTAATTAAATTACCATCTGATGTTGATACTGAACAATTGGTATGGGAAAACTTAAATAAACCAGCTCAAAACTGGGTTAGAAAGTATTTGATTGCCTATTCTAAAGAAGGTTTAGGTCGTATTTGGGGTAAATTCTCAGGTGATTTACAAGTTCCTGATAGTCAAGTTAAGTTAGATTATCAATCTTTAATTACGGAAGGTAAAGATGAGAAATCTAAATTAGTTGAAGAACTTATGGCTAGATTAGAAAGACTCCGCCCCGACAAACTTCTTGAAAGAAAAGGTGCCGAAGCGGAGAATCTTAATAAGGCACTTAAGTTTAGAGCAATGCCTTCATCTATTATTGTAATCTAACTTTCAATTGCGTGAAAGGCGTAATCGTGACCATTTGTTTCAATTATTTCTTCTTCATTTGATTTAGTACTTTCAGCTTGAAGTGTAACAACCTTTCTATTATGTTCCACCCAATATTGGTCAGCAAGTTCTAAACTATTTTCTACATACATAAAGTAAGGATCACGTCCAACTCTATTCCAAAATATTACTTCACTATCAGATAAAGTCATAACCTCATCTAATTTATCTTGACCTTCTTCTTTTAACGGAAAACCATTAACTAAATCACATTGAGACTTTGTAAAGTATTGTCTATCTTTTGGATCTTCAATTAATATATCTTCTCTAATTGCCGGATTAAAAACAACCAATAAAGGTTCAACACGTTTGTTAAAATTGTTAAGATAACGAGGAACATTATACTCACCTTTTAAATCTGGGTTATTTAATATTTCCTTTTCATCAATCATATAACAATTGACCTCGATATAATCATTTGGCATCGGATAACCATTCTTTGCTGTAAATTCTTCTTGTTGTTTCTTTGTTGGTTTTGTAATCTTCTGTACGTCACCTGATGATTTTTTTGTTCCATTATTAACATAATAAATTGTATCACCTAAACCTGCGGGATAATCACTATTCATAATCAATTCCATATGTGCTTGACGAGACATTAATGAACCAGCCTTAGTAGTTTTCATAACATACTTTTTATATTCATTAATACTTTGTTTAACACGTGCTTTGTTTGCAATCTTTGATAATGGAATTTCTTTTTCGTAAATCTTTGTCACATAATCGTAATATAATTCCACGAATGAATGACCATCACCATTTAACAAATATTTTAATCCTTCATCTAAAAACTCAACAATATATGTTTGTAATTTTTTAGATTTAATTGTGTTACCTGTCAATTTAATTTTCTCTTTTCCTTTCTTTATTATCTTAATGATATAGTTCTTACGAGAAACATTAATACAAGCTGGCGCAACATAGTCAATATCTAAACCCATTTCACCTCTCATAAAAATATCATTAAACTCCGCAGTATGTGCTTCAATACCCGTATATTCTTTTCCTTCGGTTACTAATTCATTTAATCCTTTACCGACATACACAGCATCTTTTGCAGTATCGGGCGTTTCAAAGTTCACACCATCCGTATCCATTACGAGAGGTTTATAACCCTTCTTCATGTAGAACATAATCATCATACGTAAACACTGACGACCAATACAGGTAATGGTTTCACCTGAATTCATTTCACCCCAAGGGAATACGTGTGGTGCCGATAAACTACCAAAATACGCATTGATAAAAATCTTAATTGGTAATTGTTTACGATCATATACCTCAGACATAACAGGATCACTATTCTTTAATTCACCCGCTAAGTTTTTATATTTAATACGAATGTTTCTAAAATATTTTAACATTGATTTCTGAACTCCCATAACATCACAATCAGGAAATACATCATATACTAATTGAATAGATGGATAGAGTGATGAATAGTCAAACTTAACAATATTCTTTGCAAATCCCACATTTAATAAACGAGATAATCCACCTGTGAAAGCACGTTTCTCATCTTTTGCTGGTATTGCTAAATTGTGTTCGTATGACCACGCTAACATGATAATTTTCCATAGTGTTGCAGTTCCCATTGTTGCAATTCTTTCATACGTCGTAGGAACTAATTTTGAAAGTAAAAATGTTGATTGAGAGAAACTATCATCTACAATCATAGTCTCATACAAATCATCATCAAGATATTGTTCTACAATTTTTCTTCCCGTCCATATCTCAAACTTGCCAGGATATTTCTGTGTTAGATTTTCTGTGCCAGGTTCTCCAATTTGTTTATAACCACCTGTCTTTGGATTCACATAATAACTTTCGTTCTCCAAATATATTTTTGAAATCTTTGCACCATCAACGTATACACGATTAGGTTTTTCTTTCTCCAAATATGTTGTAATATATTTTAATCCCCAACTTTTAATTTCAGAGTTAATAGCTTGTGCTCTACGAACTGAATGTGCAATATCAATAATATTAAATCCCCAAATAACGTGTTGTTTATATGGTTCAATTTCATTTGCAAGTTTTAACATTCCTTCCTTCTCTTTCATTCCTTGTGTTGTAAAGATTTGTGTTAAACCATCAACATCAACACCAAGAATTTCTGCACGTTTTAATATAAAAGGCCAGTCAAAAAACGCTGAATTATAACCTGCAACAATGGTTGGTTTTAAATCTTTAATATACTTGAAAAATCTTTCTATACATTTCTTTTCACCGTCTTCGCCAAACGCTGGAATTGTTTCATTCATACCACGATTGTCTTTTACTCCAATCAATATGATAACACAAGTCTCAGGATCAAGACCTGTAGTCTCAATATCAAATACAAATCTATTCACACCACCGTAATCTTCAATACCTTTAAATAATCTTTTTTTCTTTTGTATAAGGTATTGTTCAACGGGGTTTAAGATTGTAAAATTATGTCTAACTTTTTCATCCCATGGATTTAATCCACCCATTCTAAAAAACGAAACTAAATCCGTATATGATTTAATACTTTTAACGATATGGGTCATACCATTTTCTAAACGTTCGTTTCCGTGTGTGTCTAACTTTTCAATTAATATACCAAACTCACCCATACGTTTCTTTTGCATGGCTTTTGAGTTGTTATAAAAATTTAAACCTGTTAAATCACCCACCCATAAAAACGGAGTAAATGTATCAGTTTTAATAATTTTACCCTCAATTGGGTCCTGAATAATCTTGTAGATTGTGTTGGTTGGGTAGTCGTATTCAACTCCGACGATATACATTTCATCGTCGCCACCATTGAGGAAGCCTTCAATAACTTCCTGAGAGATAACCTCTTTCATGTTTTATATTTTTTTAATGTGACGTATTAGCTTGTGGAAAACCACAGTTTGCCTTGTTTACATTATAAATATAATTAAAAAAGGGGGTATTAAGAAATATTGATGTATAATTTTTCTTTAATAGGTAGAATAAGGATATTACCGTTATCAAATGTAATAGTTACTTTACCCTCAAACCTTCCCACTTGTGATGTATGTTCGGTTGTAAATCTATGTGTGATATAATATTCGTCAGTTGTATAGTTATACTTCTTTGTTCTATTGGTTAAAAGACATTCAGATCCTAACACCATAGGTTCGCCCGTTGTAACATCAGACATCTCAAAGGTGATTGTTGTACCACTTGCTAACATTTCATTGAATGATGACTTATCGTTTTTACCGTCGTCAATCATTCTCATCTTTAATATTGGGTCAGTTGCCCCTTGTCTTATGTGAAATTCCATATGTTATAAATACATTAAGAACCGATTGTTGTTTATGTTTGTTTTAATTGGTGGTTTCTATTGTTTTCTGAAAATACCTTTCAATTCTTTTACTTAATCGGACTCTTACATCGGTTGTAGTTCTACCCACCACATCGTATGGTAATATAAAACCAAAACTTAGGAAAACTCTTCTTGATTTGAATTCGTTCGTCCAATGTTTGTATAGAGATGCCTCAAATCCGTATAGATCACCTTGATTTATTTTTATAACATCTTTATCTAAAAATAATTCGTAATCCTCTGATAAAACACTAATATTACATTTATAATTAACATGTCCTTCAACTGCCGCGTCATAGTGAGGATTTATCTTTCCCCCACTATTCATATCTACCGCTTGTAAGAAGATATGATTTTTAGGAAATTCAAATTCTTCTGCAATTCTATCAATAATGGTATCAATCAAATCAGGTAGTTTATCTTTTGAAACATCTGATACCGCTTGAAACTTTGTAATATAATTTGTAAAAGGTGTATCCGAAATATCAAACATATAAGTTTTACCTTTTAGTTCTTTTGATAATTCCGAAAGATGATGATTAGCACCATTACCACTATGGTCAATTGAGTCTATCCAATTTATTATTTGTTTGGACTCGGATGGTGTAATAAATCCCCTTTTAATTTTATAATTATTATTTTTCAATTTTTTTCAAATTATGTTTTGCTAAAAACTCTTTGGGGTTCATCGCCTCTATTATAGTTAATTCAGCAGAATCCATCATCTGTTTAGCCTTTTCTTCCGTAACCGCCATTACACACAATTTGTGAGTTGAAGGCGACTCTCCGGTTGGTGATAAATCTATTTTTAAGATATTATCATCTTTCATTTTTTCTCTTGCTTGCTGAACTTTGGAGTCTTCACATAATATACATATTCTCATATTTCTTTTGTTTTATTAGTCTATTGGTTCGGTTATTTGTTGTGCTATATACCATTGACCATTATTATCTAATGCAGTTAATATAGGTGTTCCATCAAACCTTCTTTGAATAGTTTTATTGTAATATTCATAAACCATTGGTGTTGTGGTAATTGTATCTACCGTCAAAACTAAATCAGTAGTTCCACCAAATGAACCAGAAGCAATTGTTATTGTATCACCTGTTAGGTATAGTTTTCCAATAGTTGAAGCTTCAACATTACTAACAAGAGTTGACGCAACAGTGATAGTAAATACTGAATTTACTCCTGCCCCTGATGATGTTCCAGTTACACCTGTATAAACTCCATCGGTTCCGGTAGTTGATGGGTATGAATAATCAATAGGGTTTCCTAAATATGCGGTAAAATCTATTCCATTTAGAGGAGTTTCTATTCTATTAAATTGAAAATCGTTACCTACTGTATTGTTTTCAAACTCATCCCCAATATTATTATTATAGAAATATTCTCCAATTGTGTTGCCATAAAAATAGTTTCCAATTACATTACGCCTACTGTCACTGCCACCAAATCCAAAACCGTCACCGATGTTGTTACTATAAAAACTATTTCCAATTTGATTATATCTAAAATCATCTGTTATTCCGTTATCAAAAAAATTATTTAATATAAAATTATTTTTAAAATTTAATCCTATATCATTTGATTGAAAGGTATTTCCAATGTTATTATTTGTAAAATAATTTTCAATCTCATTTCCCCCAAAGTCGTTCCCAATTTTATTATCATCAAACTGACCCACTATTAAATTCGCCTTAAATTCATTACCAATATGATTGTCCTCAAAAGTTGAACTATTATTAATTGTCCCTAATGTATTATTGTGAAAACCAAACCCAATTGTATTCCTATAAAAAGAGTTATAAATATTATTTGTATAGAAATTATCCCCCACCGTGTTATTATTAAAATCATTTTTAATAAAATTACTGTTAAAATTACCAACTACGTTATCATCAAAACTAGTTTGTATAATGTTTCCATAAAAAGAGGATTTTAATATGTTATTGGCGAAAGAGTCGTCACCAGTGTAAAAATTACCATAGAATGATCCCATTATTAAATTATTATCAAAATCATTTGAGTCATTATCACCTAAATTGTTGTTATAAAACTCATCTTGAATAATATTATTTGTGAAATCACATATAATTATGTTATCGTAAAAATCTGAAGATATTGTATTGTAATCAAAATCATTATCAATTATGTTACCATAGAAATTACCACTAATTGTATTATTTGCACAATCATCATTAAAGGTATTGTTTCTAAAATTACTTCCAAAAGAGTTATCTCTATATGGGCCATCTCTGAAAACGTTGTTTGGAAGTAAGAAAGTATATTCTTCACCAATAGTGTTTGCAACTCTATTACCACAAGTATTGTTAAAACATTCATCATAACTTGTGAATGTATTGTATTCGGTAAATCCTGTGTTAGAAATAATATTGCTTTGTTTGTAAGACATTCGAGTATCAATTTCGCGGTCTGTATAGAAAGTGTCATTGACACTATAAATTGTGCGTCCCGTAACAGTCATACTCGTTTCTGAATCAATAGAAACAATTTGATAAAAATTTACACCATACGCCGTATTTGGATTCACGATACCTATAACTTCTCCGGTAGTTCTACCTGTAAAATTTGTTCCTACACCCGTTACAACACCAACACTATTAATACTTACTTTTCCGTCATAAATTTCCTCGGCACTATATGCGTCATATCTCTTAAATAAAACTTCTCTAAAGTCATAATCAAAGGCATTTCCTTTATCGTCAATTCTGTATGTAATTCTACCAAACGCAGCACCTGCTGTAACTTCAGTAGATGTAAAATATGGATCATATTGTATTGTATCACCTGAATATTCTGGTTGATATGCGTGTTCTGAAATTTTATCAACATCAGTTGCCAACACAAGTATAGGTGCCACATTACCTTGTTTGTAATTACCTGTTTCAATTGTGTTACCATTATGGTCATAATCAGGTTGGTCGTAACAAGTTTTGAAATCTGTGATTAAATAATGTTTACCTGGTGTTAATGTTGCACCTGTTAAAAGAGAGTATAACTCACTATGTGTTACTTCCTCATATATTGAGACACTTAGTAAATTACTTACGCTTACTTTTTTAGTTTCTCCGTTGTTAACTATTGGTAACATATCTCCCGATAAAGGTTCGGTAAGTTCATTTAATTGTGAAATTTTTTGATCTGCCATTTTGTGTTTGTTTTTCTTTTATATAAATAGTTTTATTTTTTGTCTATTACTTAGTATTTTTATTATTAACTACCGAATGTTATTGATATTGGGTCGGCATATACAAATGGATTAGCTGATGTTACTGTTTGTGTGGCAGGTCCCGTTTGTATTGTAAAGATTCCGCCAATAGTATCAGCAAAGAACGTACCTGGTGTTGTACTTGTGTATGTTACAGTGTTAGCACCTTGTGTTATAGATATTGTACCACCATTAGTTGCCAATTCAGTAAATTGAGTTGTGTAGTTGGTACCATTACTATCATCTAAATTGAAATAAATTTCATTAACACCGTTTGATTTATTTGGATTAAATGTTTCAGTTACTTCATTAGTTTCATTATTTCTTATTAAAAATATAGAATTACCATCTGATAACGGTGGTTGTGCATCAAAAATACCTCCTTCATCACTATAGAAATACCACGCACCTATTCCTCCACCTATTGATGTTGGTGTGGGTGTCGGTGTTGGTCCTCCTAATCCTATACCTACAACGACATCAATCGAACCGCCAGACCATGTGTAAGTATATGTTCCATTAGTTAAACCTAAACTTGATAATGTTTGACCTGTAAATGTTTGACTACTTGAAATATTTGCACCTGAAGTATAACCTGTTGGTACAATCAATAAGTATGGTGGTGCCATATTCATGATTACACCAAACGATTGTCCAGTACCTGAACTATGTGGTAATCCAGAACCACTTCCAAAATTACTTGGTACAGATGTGAATCCACTATATGAACTACCTGATGAACCACTAGCCCCACAAACAAATGTTGCATTACTAATACCTAAACCTCCATTTCCAAATGGTCCAGCACTTGATGATACTAAAGTTAATCCGCTAAGGTCAACTGTTCCCGATGCAGACATAACAACATTTGAACCAACTTCAGTTATTGTAACCGTCATTGGTGCTGAACCGGATGTCGGTGTAGGGGTGGGAGTACTTGTTGCTGGCACCTCTGTCGCCGTTGGTGTAGGAGTTGGTGTACTTGTCGGAGTAGGAGTTGGTGTTGAACATAAAATATCCGTACAATCCGTTACTATAGTTGCATTATCTAAATCATAATCATAATAAGGTCCGTCATCATTTCCTGCGATTGTATAACATATATTAGTATCAACATTAAATGTAAAACCAGACAAATTTATATCTGGGTCTAAACTCCTACCATATTTGTTATCACCTAAATTACAATTCAATAAATAATAGTAGTAATAAATTGGTGTTGGTGTAGGAGTTGGTGTACTTGTTGCCGGTAAAGGTGTTTCAGTACTTGTCGGTTCTGGAGTTGGTGTACTTGTTGCTGCTAAAGGTGTTGGCGTTGGTGTATCTGTCGGTACCCCTGTTGGTACTGGTGTTGCCGTTGCAGGTTCAGGAGTACTTGTTGCCTCAGGTGTTGGTGTAGGTGTGTCTGTTGGAACGTTTGTTGGTTCTGTTGTAGATGTAGGTGTTGGAGTTGGTGTCGATTGACCTGAAACTAATATATCTATATAGAAAACCTCCCCAAATGTAAATGTAGAAACAGGCGAACTTTGTACTAATGATAATTTAGTTGAATCTAAAAAATACGAATAATTAAAACTGTCATATACCATAGCGCTATTTGTACCTGAATATATTGCACTATTTCCATTTTGACATAATGTTACAGTAAATGAAGTACCTACTGCATTTCCGAAGTATGTTGTTTGGTCTGTTCCATCATTATCAATTTCATTAAAATATAATACCGAAGAATTAGTACCTAATATATTAACGAGATTTAATGCTGTTGCCGGTATAATATTTGATAACCAAAGTGATTCACCTGAACTTGGTGTTGTTAATAAATTTGACAACACATAAGGTTTACCACTACACGATGCAACTGGTGTTGGTGTTGGTGTCGGTGTATCTGTTGGACCTGATGTTGGTTCAGGAGTTGGTGTCGGCGTATCCGTCGGTGGGACTTCCGTTGCCGTTGGTGTAGGAGTTGACTCAACTGTTGGTTCAGGTGTTGGTGTATTAGTTGCCGGTAATGGTGTTGCGGTCGATGTACAATCAAATGTTATTGATTTAGCAAAAACATCTGTAGGATTATTTCTATCTCTAATTGAAACCCAAAGAGTACCACTAGAAAACGGTGGTACAATACCTGTTGTTACAAAATTGTTTGGATTTGGTAATTCAAACCAACTGGTTTCTGCTAACGCCTCTTCTTCTGTATTAAATAAATTATTACTTCTATCAATTACTCCCGAACCACCACCGTGATTAGATGTACTAATACGTCCACCAGCTGTACAATTATAACTGATAGTGAAATCTAAAGGTCCAACCGTTATTGTAGGAGTTGGAGTACTCGTTGTTGTTGGTGTTGGTGTTGCCGTTGCCGGTTCAGGTGTTGGTGTTGCTGTTGGTGTGGAAGTTGGTAATGGGGTTGGTGTTTCAGTAGGTGCTAAAGTTGCTGCTGCGTAGAAATTAGCTTGTAATGTTGCCGTACTACCTGTTACATATACAATCGTAAACTTAGAATTTGCTGCAGGTAAATTAATTCCGTCTCCTGACCAATACCAAAAATCACTTAAACCATAATCTAAATTAATAGTGTATTGTTGATTTTTAATAACACCCGCACTTACATTTGATGTATATGTTTCACCATCAAAAATAATACTTGGTGATCCTGGTGGTACAATAATAGTTAATACCGCACCTTCAGGTGTTGATGTTGGTGTTGTTGTTGGTGTAGGTGTTCCTTCTGGGGTAGGAGTTGGTGTAGCGGTTGCTGGTGTACAGTTAACACCACTTACAAATTGACTATCGGTAAACTGAGTTAAGAAATATAATCCGCTACCATCGGCAAGAATGTAATACCCATCAAATAGTAATGAAACTGTTTCATTTGAATTTGAACTTACGTAAACATAATCAAAAATTTCACCATCGACATAACCGATAATTGAATCCTGTGCGGAACAACTTGAATTCATTAAACAATCAAGTGCACTACAAGCGGTGGTTAAATCATTAAAAAATGGACCCGTATTATCGGTATTACCAATTATTGTAATTTGATATGGATGATTAATTGGTTCATTCGTTGGTGTTGGTGTACTTGTTGCCGGTACAGGTGTGTCTGTTGGTACGGGAGTTGGTGTACTTGTTGCCGGTAAAGGTGTAGGAGTATCAGTTGGTACCGATGTTGCATCTGGCGTTGGTGTAGGAGTTGGTGTTGTTGATGTAGATTCTAATAAAATATTATCACCATTTTCTTGTAATAAACTATCACCATTCTCTTGTAATAAATTATCACCTAAATTATCAGTTGGTGTAGGTGTAGGTGTTGCCGTTGGTAAATTTGTAGGTGTAGGGGTTGGTGTTGGTAAATCTTCACCATATGTTGTAAAATAACCGTTATCATTTAACCAAGTTTTAGCATCACTACCATTTGTAAACGGTTCTAAACCATTTGTTATTGGTAAAACGTTTAATAAATCTAATAAAGATTGTTCGGTTAAATCTGTTGATCTCCAAAAATTAATATAAGAATCTTCATCGACAGGTGTTGGGTGGTCACCTGTTGGTACTTGATTGGCAATAACATAACCTAACTCTTCATCAGGTCCCATCCACCATTTAACCCCACCTGGATCTTGTGAATAATCTTGATCTGAAACACCTATTGCAATGTTTCCAATTTGTATTGTTCCGTCTATGGTGGAACCTGTGTTGTATGCGAAGGGTCTTGTTGTTGCCATTATGTTATATAAATACTTTTATTTTTTTATAATCCGTATTTTGATTTGTCTGCGTTATAGTTATTCAAAACTTCAGTTGATGTTAATGCACTACTATATATTCTAGTTATACCAATCTTTCCATCAAACCATTGTGCATATTCACCTCCATTGTATGAACCAATGTATAAGTTTGTAGTCGTATTTAATATACTAGTCAAACTATGTCCTACACTACCGATACTTGTACCATTAACAAATGTTTGGAATGTATTTGCAGCAACATTGGTAAAAACGTAAACTATTTGATACCAATTGTTTATTGTTGTTGCGGTGTAATTTATACTATCTTGAATTAAAGTATCTCCCGAACCCGAACCCGAACCATATTGTGCATAAAATCTTGTACCAAAAGTTCTAATACTATAACCCACATTTGTCGAAAGTCCACCTGCATTAAATTTACCAAGTACTACATCGTTACCCGACACCGCCTGATTGACCCAAACTTCTACTGTCCAATCACCACTTCCTGGTTCTAATGCTGCATTATCTGCAACTGAAATTTGTGATGAAGAACCATTGTATGTAAAGTATGGTGATGTGTGTGAGATATTACTCATTGTTCCATGTCTACCATTGCCACTCAAATCCGTAATGGTTGTTCCACTACCAGGATAAGATGATACATTAGAAGGGTCATAATGTAACACCAAATTACTCGTAGTAAATCCGTCCAATGTAACACTTGGTGTTGGGGTTATTGTGGGGGTACTCGTAGGCGTTGGTGTAGGAGTAGGTTCAACAAATCTCGGAGCCAAATAATTATATTGTTGTGTTATTTCAGATAAACTTAATTGTCTATTATAGAAATACATGTTGGCAATATGTCCCCAAGGTTGAGCAACAATATCATTATTACCCCATCCCCAATGTGTGGTTCCACCAGCACCCGCACTGATTGTGCTACCCACTTGGGAACCATTTATGTAGAATGTTTGAGACGTACTTGTTCCAACTACCGCATACTGAACCCAAACACCGGCAGATGCAACATCATATCCCGAACTTTTCAAAGAAGTATCCCAATATCCTAATGTGTTTGATGCGTTAGGGATTGTAATTGGTGTGTATTTTGGCGAGTTTGTGTAAAGTAATGTTCTAAATCCAGCAGTGCTTGTTATTAATCTTGCCCAAGTAA